AGCCTCTGCTTCAGCCTCTAATCTTTCAGCCTCTGCTTTAGCCTCTGCCTCTGCCTTGGCTTCTGCTTCGGCTTGTGCTTGTGCTGCTGCTTCTTCTGCAGCAATTCTATCTGCTTCAGCCTTTTGTGCTTCCGCTTCTGCTTGTGCTGCAGCCTGTTCTGCTGCTATACGATCTGCTTCAGCCTTAGCCGCTGCAGCCTCTGCTGCAATTCTTGCTTGCTCTGCTGCTACCCTTGCTTGTTCTGCAGCATATGCTTGTTCTGCAGCAATTCTGGCTGCTTCTGCAGCCTCTGCTGCCTGTCTAGCAATCTCTGCTAATCTTGCCTCTTCAGCGATTCGTGCTCTCTCTGCTTCTTCTGCAGCAAGAGTTTCTACTACTAAAGTTTGTGCTGCTGTTACATTTGTGTTCATTGAAGATACCGCATTTGTTACTGCAATTATTGCTGAGTTTAATTCATCTTGAGCATCTTCTAAATTTTCTTCTGCTTCAATAAGATCTTCTTCTGCTGTCTCAAGATCTGATTCTAAAATATCTAGTGTGGCTTGTGCAACCTGAAGGTTTGTTTGTGCTGTATTAAGAGCCTGAATTTGTTGTGGTGTTGCTGTAGATGTTGAAAACTCAGAACCAGGTATAACTGCCCATCCCAGATTATCAGTATATCTAAGAAGGCTTACCCCTGCTCCACCACCATTTTCATAAAACCAAAAATCTAAAGTCTTAGAAACTCCAGCAACGGTCTGCACATCAGCGGTAGAACCTCCCCCACCTTTATCAAACCAGTCATTAATAACTAGTTCTCCATCAAGATATAGTCTAGTACCATCATCTGCTGATGCTGTGATGTACTGTGTTCCAGTATACTGAGGTGTCCACAGACCTTGCCATCTTACTTGAAAATCTTCTGTAACAGTTGTTTGTGTGGTAGTTGTGCTTGTAGCAGAAACATTATCAATTGCAAAATAATCATAGTCTGTTGGAACTGTAATTGTTGATATGGTTTTTCCTGCAGGGGCTGTAAATGTTTCTGTATGTACATAGTTTGTATATTCTGAACTAACATTGTGTTGAAGTTGATAAGTTTCTGTAGTTCCATCACTATATGTTATTAAACCAGTAGTTGAAAGTAATTAAAGTCTGTGCTGTTGGTGTATATAAACTTAAAGATGGGTCTTGTCCAGGGCCAGGGAATCCAATTGATCCAATATACACTCCATTTCTATTTGTAGTAGAAACTGGTATACCATTTACTGTAATTCCAATATTTGTATTTAACTGATTTCCAGCAAATGTTTCTGTTGTGGTTGTGGTAATAGTTGGACCATTTACTGTTGGACCACTACTATTCCATTGCTCGTTAATTCCATTTGTATCTGTTCCAGTGTAAACCAAGTTACCACCTTGTGCAGGAGATGCATTAGTGCCTGGGTTATGATAGACAGTCATTGTTAATCCAGGGCTAGTGTTTGCATTTACTACTGCAGTAGCAGAGTCTACTAAACTTATATTTGTTCCAACTACTGCTGTTTGTGAGTCCACTGCAATCTGAGCAATTTCAACATTTTCTTCAGCCTCAGCAACTAAAACGGTAGCGGAATCAACTTGAGCCACAGCCACAGTAGCACTATCTACTACTATTTGAGCCTGTACTATAGAGGTCTGAGCCTGTGTGATAGTGGCTGTAATGGTCTCTGTAGGGCCTGTAATGGCTGTTGCTTGGGTTTGTATGACTGCCGTTGCAGTTTCAGCCTGATTTATAGCAGTCTGGGCTGCATCAATAGTGGCTGTTGCACTTTCAATTGTTACTGTAGAACCAGCACTGATCACTACTGTAGATGTGTCTGAGTTAGATACCTGTACTGTTAACTCATCAGCATGAGCAATTTCCGCAGAACTAAAAATTAGCCAAATACCCACTAAAAATGCCACCAACCCACTTTTTAGTAGGAGATTTTTGATAGGAGGCCACATCCTTTTCTATGTATAATAGTCTTATTATATCATTTTGTTGCAATAAAAAAGAGGGTTAGCGCTTGGCTAACCCCCTAATTTATAAAGTTTTACTTCTTTAGAAGTGCAACCTTAGACTTTGGATTCTTCTTATTCCACTTAGTTGCAAGAGCATTATACTGCTTTACAAAAGCAGCACGATCAGCAATTGCCTTAGCATCTGCTGCTGCCTTGTCAGCCTTAAGTGTTGTAACTTCTGCCTTAAGGCTATCAAAGATTCCCTGCATTGCTGTAATCTGTGCAACTAGTGCTGCAAGAGTAGCATTTGTGCTAGAAGAAGAATTTGATACCTTTGCTGTTGCAGATACTGCTACCTGTCCAGCCAAAGGAAGTGAAGTTCCACCAGTTGCTGAGATTGTTACAGTGTTTTCTGTCAATGGCATAAATACCTTGTATGACTTAACTGTATCTGTATCAGTTGTAACTGATGTTGCTGTAAGAACATCTGAACCTGAACCAAATGCGTAGGTTGAAGTAATTCCACCTGTAGCAAATAGAGCAGAATGTGTCTTTCCAGATACTGGAAGACCTGCAGCATCAAGAACTGTTACCTTGATTGTTGCTGCTTCTCCTGGCAAATATGTGTCCTTGTCAAAAGCCAACTTAACAGTTGCTGCTGCTGACTCTACACGAATAGAAACTGGAGCGGATGAAATTGTTCCAGACTTAACTGTAATTGCTACTCCACCAGCCTTAACACCAGTAATAGTAAATACTGCCTCACCATTAACAATTGTTGCTGCTGTACCTGAATCAGATACTGTTGCAACATTGCTTGAGAAAGCATTAAGTGTTCCTGCTCCTACTGTTACACCAGAAGCATCCTTTGCAACTGCCTTAATTGTAGTTGTGTTTGCACCAACTGCAATAACAGACTTAACTGGAGTTGCTTCAATTGTAGCAATATCTCCATAGAATGTTACCTTCTCTGTTGCAAGAACTGTTCCTGTAAGGGTTGTAATTGTAATTGTTCCAACTCCTGCTGTACCGTCAGCAAATACACCAATGTAATTTCCTGAAGGGATAACAACTGAACGACCAAGAAGTGACATTGTTGTAGCATTTGTGCCATAACCAATTGCTCCTGATCCAGTTACTGTGGCAAGAAGCGACTCTGAAGTTGCTCTGCCTGCTGCATTCTTTTGTGCAACAACAATAACTGCTGCTGCATCTGTTGCTGCAACCTTTGGTGCAAACACTGAATCATCTGATGTAGCAGTAATTACTTCTCCTCTATTAAGAATTGAAGTTGTTGTTGATGCTGAAGGAACTGTGTCTCCTGCACCAACTGTTACTGTCCAAGATACTGAAGGACCATTAGATGGACGTGTTGTAAGAATTGTTGCAACATAAGTACCAGCAACTGTTGGGGCAGCCAAAGTAACTGTAAACTTTGCTGTTACATATCCTGCTGTATTAACTGTTGAGTTAACATTTGCAGTCAAACTATCTCCTGCAATTGCTACAGTTGCTGTATTTGTTTCAAGCAATGTAAGTGTTGCAGACTTATTAGCCGTTGATGGCTGTGAGAACATTGCAGAAAGGACTGTTGCTGTATCTGCTGATGTTTCTGAAATATATGACAATGAAACTACTGCTGTTGCAGTTTCACCTACGATAATTGAGTCTGTAGCAGAGTCAATTGTCAAGGTTGGTGCAATTACAGCAGCACTTGTCGGAAGTGCTGACATAACGCCAAAGGACATTGCTGCAGCGAGTCCTAGGGCAATTTTCTTAAATGAATTCATTTTTCTCCTTGTTAGTTTTTATAATAAATTGAAATTACCAAGATAGTCCCGAATTTCTTCAGGCATTTTCTTGTTATCCAATTCTACCATACGTTGCTCATGCTCCGCAAGTCTTTGAGCAGATCTAGACCAAGTATGAACATCAATCTCTATATTAGTATTCTTTGGGGTATGAGATAAAGCCCCAAATACTGCGCCTGTAACGGCATCTGATAAGTCTTTAGATTTTTTACGTGGGTGATCTACTTTCTTATCGTTAATAATTTTAAGTTCAGACATTTCATCAAGCAATAATGGAATATGTGGCATAGCGACACGCTCTTCATATATCATCATTGCAAGATCTTCATAGTGTTTTTTGCCAACAGAAACAGTATCAGTTCTTATTCCTACCGCCTGCAGTTCTTGTTGAATGTCAAATGATTGCCAACGGTCAAACGTAACCATTCCAAGATTAAATCCTTGTCTACGAAGGTTTTGAATCCATTGCTTGACATCCGAAAGATTTACTGGACCTTCAACCTTTGGCTCCCACCAAACCACAGCATCAACGATAATTATTGGAGCAACCTGTTCATAATCTTTTACAACTTGAAGATTTACCCACTTGTCAACATGTGCAATTGCTACTGCACACTTATCGTGTTTTTGTGCAAGGTCAGCATGTACATAATAAATTTTATCTGGGTCTGGCACAAAAGACTCATCAAATCTTTTATTGCTATCAATTGGATTTCTAAGTGTCATACATTTTTCAAGTTTATCTTTTTGTTTAAAGAATGCATCAGAAGCAAATGTTGGCACACAAGCAAAACGCTGCATGGCATCTCCCATGTCTGTAAAAAATGCAAGTTTAAAGTCATCAATCTTACGGGTTGGGTTTACTACCCAAGTTGGCCTTTTTAATGCAAAAACTCCTGGATATTTATAGGCAATGATTTGATCTTCGTCCCAGCCAATGTCTAAGTAATTGCCTTCAAGTTCATCTGGAAAATCTGGGTTCATAATAAAACGATGAGTTTTTGTAATTGTTTCTTTTTCCATTATTGAATCTTCATATTTTTGTGAAATAAAGTCACCTGGAAAACGAGGAAATGAAAGCAATGCTACCTTGCCAAGATCAGGAAAACGAGAGTCTACCGAAGCACGGAAGGCTTTATATATGTTATCTGCAGTCTTTCCTTGATCATTTCCAGTTCCTACCTCAGTTGCAAAACCAGAAATTTCATCAAGAACTGCAAGAATCAAGTTCAAACCTTCGTGTGATTCTCTTTCTGAGTGACCAGAATAAACTGTTATGGCTTTGTCAAACTCAATAGATTCTGCCTTAGCATTATACTTTCCTGCAAACCATTCAGACTTTTCAATCTTAGTCTTAAACCCTTTAAAGAAAACGTTCTTGGCTTGTTGAGCGTTAATAGCAACGTTAATAATATCAATGGCATCTCCAGCAGGCTTACCAAAATATCTAGCAGGGTCTTTTAAGCATAACAATTTGTAGACTATGTATGCACATGCCACAGTAGATGTAAAGTCTTTTCCAGATCCCTTGCCGAGTTGAAGAATAACTTCATTCTTTGTATACTTTTTGTAGTAACGATGGCCTTCTTCTGCCCCCAAAATATCTACAAGATCTTCTTCTCTATAAATTTGACTCATTGCTTCAACAATGTCATATTGAACATCGGATAGTGGTGGTTGATTTAAATATGCTTCACCTTCAACAAATGTCTTTGCATCTACAGGCATTTCTTCAAAGTTATTATTTTTAAGTGCCTCAAAAAAATCATTGAACATTGTGGACAATTGTAATCACTTCTCCATCTTTTGCAACAGACGAAAGCCTGTGCATAATTAAGTCACGAATTTCTGGATGTTCTGAAGCAATATCCCTAAGAATTGCCACTAAGGTTTCTTGACGTTTTTCAATCTCAACCATCTCTTCTGCAAGTTCTTTATTCTCAAGAAGGCCTGCTTTTTGAAGCATATCAATTCTTGCTTTTTCAATGTCAACAACAAGTTTAATTGCTTGAGTCTTTGCGCTAAGATTATTTGTCATTGATGCTTCATCAATAACCTCATATGATTTTGTGATTAATTTTCCATAGTGTGCGTCCATTGCTGCTAGTGCTTCTTTTGCACGAGCACGAATAGCATCATTGGCAGATGCCATAACTTTCCACTCATTGATAAGTTCAACAACACGAGTTCTTGGAATAGTTAATTCTTTAGAAATTTTAGTTGGGTCTGAACCTTTGAGGTACTCTGCAACGACTTGATTTACCTGATCAAGATGTTTAACTAAATCTTCTTCAGTTGACAATGTATTTTCCCTCTAGTCTATTGATTTCATCTTTAATATAAAAAATTGCCTTCTCTAAATCTTGAATAGTTTTTTCCTCATCTTTAAGTCCCGCTCTCCAAAGATACTTAAATGCATTTCCAATATTAAAATTTCTATGGCGAGTAATCTGAATACACTCAACTCCAGAAGGATCTGTTGTATAGTGAAGTGGATGGTTAACTTGGTCAACCGTAATGTTTAATCCTTTACTCATCTTCATCATTCTCCCAATCAAAAGCCTCTGGTAAACCTCTTAATGCTGTAAGTACATAAGTTATACCAACGGCACCTGCAACGCCTAAACCAATTAAAACTTTTTGTGCTTTATTCATCGTCGTGACTTCCTTAATCCAAATTTAGCAAGATAAACATAAATTGTTTCTACACTTGCTCCACACTCAGAAGCAATTTCTTGAGGTGTTTTCTTATCAAGAACAAACCTTTTCTTGAGCCAAACCTCATTTGTATAAAGTTTATTTGACATTATATTACCAACTTCCATTGCATGACCGTAGGACCTTGGTCAATCATCTCAAACATTCGTTCTCTAAAGTCTTGCTCCATGTAATGATACATTTCAGGGTTAACCTCTTTAAGTTTATCTGTTATAGAGTATATCATTTCTCCAGTATTTTTGTCAATCCCGCTGACTTCTACTGCCCCTTGCAAAATCAAGTGCTCAAGCATAACTTCTGACTTCAAATTAAAAGAATGACTCACGATATAGCCTTATCCCAGTTGCTAATTGCCCAATGACCAATACCGCAGGCATCTGCAACGTCATTATCTGTAATAGTTTTATCATATATAGTATTTATAAACTTAACAGTTCTTTCTTTTCGCAAATTTCTTTCATACGATTTATACCAAGAAACAGATTTTCCAGGATGTTGTGCACGAATATAAAGTTGTTCATCTTTAGAAATTTTCTTATTTCCAATATAGTTTTGCCAAGTAATAGGAGAAACCTTTCCAACTGTGTCTATTCCAGCAAGACCAGCAGCGCCAAGTAATGCGCCCTGAACTAAAGCAAGATCAGCAGCAGTCTTAGGGCTGTTCATAAACACCGTATGCTCAATTACAATAGCATCAATCATGTTAAATTGATCAAACAAACCTTTAGTTTTCTTACAAGCATCTATTACTTTTTGATAAATATCATTTCCCTGAAAATTAATTTTTCCAACAGTGCCAAGATTTTTAAAAGAATAAAAGGCAAAAGCAAGGCTATTTGTGCTTGCATCAATTGCACAAATATTGTTTGGTTGCACTGAGCCACCCCACTTAGTCTTGTTCATAGTCTATAAACCCCTTTAACTCTTTTAACATTTTATCTACTGCTTTTTTACTTACATTGCAATTTGAACAAAATCCAGAATCGTTATAGATTGATAGGTCAACTCCACAACCACCTAAACATTTTCTAACTTTACCTATTCTTTTTTGTCTACGAGTTATTTGATAACGCTCTGCAATTTTTTCTTTTGTAGCCTCATCTCTGCAACTTTCGCTGCAATAAATTTGATAAGATACTTTTGGTGTAAAATTATTATCACACCGACTACAAAGTTTCACTCAATTCCTCCAGAGAAGCAATCTTAATACTTCCATCTCCAGCATCAGCACATGCTGCTTTTACTGGACATGTTTTACAGATCTTAGAGTTTCCACGATAATTTTTTGTTGGTATTGTTTGATCTACCCAAGCCTTACGAACTTCACGCATCCAATTAAATGCATAATCAATCCATTGACGATAACCATCATTAACCTCTACTGGGATAATTAGTAAATCGTGATTATTTTTATTTTCATATATAAGTGCACCCTTTTGCTTTCCCAAAATTTTCATGTAAATAAGCAATTGAATTAGGTGTGCACCCTTTGGCTTGTTTGTTTTCTTTCTATACTCAAAGGCTTCACTCATCATTGTTTTAATTTCGCCAACAATTTCTTCGCCTTCCCAATTAAGCATTACGTCTCCATAACCAAAAATTGGTGGATCATTAGCAATAACCTTAAACTCTGTTGTTTTTTCTCCCTTATCATTTATATAAGGAACAGCAATTCCAGAATCTAACATTGCGCTTTGTATTCTATCGTGACTCATTGTTCCAGAACTCATATTGGCAACACCGTATGAATCTGTGTAGTCATCAAATATATTTCCATTAAATGCTAAATACCAATACCGTGGACATTGACCATGCTGGTAAGCAATTGTAGATGGAGCAAATGTTTTCTTTACCGTCATCTTTGGACCACGATTAACCGTGTACCCAGACTTAATTTTTTCAACCATATCTTCTGCATTAAATATAATATTTTGCTTAGTCATGGCATTTTTCTTTTCTGACTCTTTTAACATAACCTGCTGTAGTAAACTTTTTGTCATTTTTATTCCCTTTGTTTATATAAGTATAGCAGGTTAGCGCATTATATACTTGAGTGCTGATACCAAGTTATTTATAGATTCCGCTGCTGTGTAGTAAATATTTTTCTTTGCACGATCATTCTTGTCTACATTGGCCATCCAAGTAGCCTTAAAAGCCATTTTTGCTGCAATAGCCTGTAGCCTTACTATTTCAATACTGGCAACTTGAGTAGGAATATCAGGTTTAATAATTACCTTTGCAATAAAAGTCAGTGCGGTAGTAAGTTCTTCATCTTGCATGTAATCTGCAATTTCTGTTAAGCCATTTACCATCTCCAATGTTGTTTTTGCTGGTTCTATTTGTTCAGACATTTTGTTCCCCTAACCATTTTTCTATATTTATTGTAGCACTCCAACCAAGAATTTTTTTTGCTTTTTCGGTGTTTGCTAATGTTTCACGCATCTCCCCAGTTCTTTGTGGCACATTTACAAATGGATGATTATACATTTTAGCAATTTCATTTACAGAGTAACTAACTCCAGAACCTATATTAAAAACTGTTCCCATGTATTCTTTGTCTATGTTTGCAGTTGATGCCAATATATTAGCATTAACTATATCTAACACATTGACAAAATCCCTACGCTGTTCACCATCCCCAACAATTGTTAGTAAGTCTCCTTCAGATTTTTGCCTTCCAAAAATTCCCATAACTGGAGCATATTGACCACGCACTGGTTGATTATTTCCATAAACATTAAAATATCTAAAAATAATAGTTTGTAATCCAAAAAGGTCTGTATACATTTTACAAAGTTTTTCTCCATTAACCTTTGATACAGAGTATGGATTTAAACAGTCGTCATTTTGTGACTCTATGTTTGGAATATTATTTCTGCCGTAGGCTGCGGATGTTGAAGAATACATAACTCTTTTTACTCCTGCCTCACGAGAACATTGAAGTACAACATTTGTTCCAAGTGTATTAGTCATTGTCGCTTTTACTGGATTGTTTATTGTTGGTTGTATTCTTGCTTCTGCTGCCAAATGAAACACATAATCAACACCATCGTATAGTTCTCTTGTGCTTAAATAATCACAAATATCTTTTTTATAATTTTTTGCTTTTATGTTCCAGTAGGGTCTTTCATGTGCATCTGATGATTCATTATCAATCACGACAACATCATGACCAAGTTCAATTAATTTGTTTACAATGTTTGATCCAATAAAACCTGCACCACCAGTTACTAATGATTTCATTTTTCCTCCAACAACTGTTCTAATATTTCTAACTCTATTACAGCAAGACGAACCTTTGAGTCTGCCTCACCTAGCACAATAAAAATTGCTGGATCGTTATGATTTTTTATTGCATCTGTTACAGCCTTTGCCCAAATGTCTTTGTTTATAGTTATACCTTTTGGATATTCTTTAAAATCAACAGTAAAATTTTTCCAAGTAGCATCACCCTTTTTCATATTACGTCCAGAATTTTTATGCTGTTTGGCATTAATTCTTTTTGACTCTGATCTCTCACTCACTTTTAAAGTCTTTCTTTTTCTTTTTTGTAGGTATTAAATTTACTTTAGATAAGTGTTTTTTAGAACACATCCAAGTAGCGTCTCCAGACTCAGGCCATAGCCTTAAGGTTAGTACAACCTCAGAGCAGGTTTTGCAAGGCCATTTGCCTGAATAAACAGAAAAATCTTTAGACATTAATCAACTTACTTCTAAGAGATTCTTGCAAATCAAGGTCTTCCTTGACACGATTAATGAAGCCTTCTCTTCCTTGTACCTTTGTGCCATCTTCAAGTTTATACCAAGCGCCTGTGCGTTCTACGATTCCAGCAAGTTCAGCAGTATCAACAAGATCACCAATACCATCAATACCAATGTTGTCACCCCTGAAATAAAAATCGTATTCACCGCTTTGGAAACCAGCAGATGTTTTAGAAAATTGTAGTTCCCATTTAATTTTGCGACCAATTTTCTCTTCAATTAGTTTATCTCCTACCTGAATCTTTCCTTTAATTGCTTGATTGTCTGACTCTGAAGAAAATAGTTTAATAACTGTAGAGGAATAAAACTTAGTAGCCTGACCACCAGAAGGCTGCTGGCTAGTATACATAGCACTAATGTTATTGCGAGACTGAGAAATAAGAACAAGCAAAGTAGGCTTGACTTTATTGTTAGCGTAATTAAGCATTTTCCAAGCATTACTAAAGTCTCTTGATTCCGCACCAATTTGTTTTGTGTTTTCAAGTTGCTTGAGTTCATCTGTATCCTTCTCAAAATAAATAGCAGGTAGCAGGGATGTAATGCTGTCTACTACAATTATATCAACTCCAGCATTCATAAGGCTTGTACCTACATCCACCATTTCATTAATAGTTCTTGCTTGTGAATAAATAAGTTTTGTTGAATCTACTCCAAGTTTTTCAGCCCATTCTGAATCATATGACATTTCTGCATCAATCCATGCACAAATCTTTCCTTCTTTTTGTGCTTCACCAATCATTTGAAGACACAAAGAGGACTTGGCTGATGATTTTGAACCCCAAATAAGTACTTGACGACCATATGGAAGTCCACCCTTTAATGCCCTATTAAGACCAAAACTAGGCGTTGATGCACATTCAACCTTTTGATTTGTTGCATCACCAAGACGTTTACGAATTCTTGGATCTAACTGTGCTAATACCTCTTCCATTGTTACTGACATTAAAATCGTACCCCATGTTTCTCTGGTCTAGTCTTATTAAATTCTGTTTTTTGTTTTAGAATATAATCAAGTGATTCTCTAGTATACCCTGCCTCAACCATTCCTGCATAAAGGTCTAGTGTGCGAATAATAATATCTGCAAACTCTTTAGCAATCTCTTCTCCACCTTTATCTTTACGAACAGCCTCCATAACCTCAGTTACTTCTGAGACAATCATCATGCACTGCTTTGCAATAAAGATATCATTAACTGCATCATTATCTTCTGGGCTTCCCCAAAATCCTTTTTCTACTGCAATCTTGTGCAGGTCAATTGCTAACTGATCAAACATTTACTACATCCTCCAATATAACTGTTCCGTCTTTAGTTTTACCTAAAGAAACTTTATAAACATTTCCTTCTTCAATTGTCATGTATGCTTTAGAAAATGCTGTAGGAAACACAAGAACTGAATGAAGTTCTCTTCCAGCATCTGCTACTACAAGGTTTGCCATTTTCTTTCCAGCCTTGGTAACTCTAGGCTTAAAAGACACCACAAACTGCTCTTCACCTTTGTATGGCAATTGTTTGTAATTTAAAAATTTAACCAAAGGATCTTTAGATTCTTTAATCTGATCTGCTGGAACTGAGTTAACAATTCTGTTATCACTAACAAGAATTAAATAAGTTTTACCAGTTTCAATGGTTGTATTTTCATCATCAAATATTCCAACACTACCAGTTTTGTCAAGAAATTCAACTCTTGACCAACCCTTACCACGTTTAATTGATTTAATCATTCCAAGCATAACAAATGATCCAGTTTCTTCATAATCTTCTGCTTCTTGGATATAAGCATAATAGTGCTGAGGTACTGGCATATTAAACTCAGGAAGATTTAAATACTCGTATAGATTTTCTTTAATCTCTTGATCATTACGTGGGCTGTCTTCAAATGTTGCTGCACCAATAATTCGTAATGCTTGAAGAGCACGGCTGTTAACTCCGTTTCCTTTAGTAAAAGTAAACTCCTCAAGTTGAGCGTATGACTTAAAAGGTCTAGCATCAATGTATCTTTGAGCAATTTTATCGGAAATAAACTTAATACTTGACAAACCAAAGCGTATACCTTTACCTTCAATCTTAAAGTCAATATCTGACTCGTTAATGTGAGGTAACTTAATGCTGATTCCCATTCTTTTTGCTTCAATAAGGTACTCAGTACGTGCATCTTTATCCTTTTCATTCTTTAATAGTGAATACATAAACTCTAATGGATAATGGTATTTTAACCATGCTGTCCAGTATGACAGTGTTGAATATGCTACTGCGTGAGACTTGTTAAATGAGTACCCTGCGTGAGCCTCAAAGTCATGCCATAAATCTAGGGCTTGGTTTGGCGAAACATATTGCGAAGCACCTTTAATAAATTGATCTTTGAAAACATCAAATTCCTTAGCATCTTTTTTCTTTCCAATGATCTTTCTAACTTTATCTGCTTCCGACATGGACATACCGCCAAGGTGTACGCATGCTTGCATAACTTGTTCCTGGTAAAGAATACAACCATAAGTTTCCTCCGTAAATGTTTTAAGAATCTGATGCTTATAATCTGGATTTTGACGACCATGCTTAATTGCAATATAATCTTTTCCAATTGTATTCATAGCACCAGGACGAACAAGAGCATTAGATGCAGCAAGTTCTTCAAGATTTTTTACACGCATCTTAACAAGAAGATTTGTGTATGGTGCTGCTTCACATTGAAACACACCCTTTGTATAGCCATCTGAAAGCATATTATATACATTGGCATCATCCATGTTTATCTTTAATAGGTCAATCTTTGTTCCTTCACGCTCTTTAATGATATCAATGCAGTCCTTAAGTACCGTTAAAGTTTTAAGGCCCAAAGCATCAATCTTGATAAGTCCAATATTTTCTGCTTCTCCCATATCAACGGCAACAACAGGAATGCGATCATCTTGTCCAGCAACAGAACGTGTTTCCATTGGTGCGTATCTAAAAATTGGATCTTTAGACGTTACAACTCCTGCAGCATGAATTCCTGTTCCCTTGATGCGACCACGAAGTTGTTCTCCGTATATTTCTACTTCTGGATATTTTTCACGAAACCACTGTGCGCTTTTTGACGTGCAGTATTCATCCCAAGTATCAATTTGCTTATTAACCTTGTTTGCATCTGCAAGAGGAATATTTAATACACGAGAAACATCCTTTACAATATTTTTATCTTTAAACTGCATAAATGTTGCAATTGAAGCAACATGGCGATACTGTCTAACTAAATAATCTTTTACTTCGTCACGACGGTTATCTTGGATATCGGAGTCAATATCTGGAAAGTCATTTCTTTCTGGATTAATAAATCGGAAGAACAAAAGCCCATGCTTAATGGGATCAATGTCTGTAATGCCAAGAGCATAACAAAGTAGTGAACCTGCTGCAGACCCACGACCAGGCCCTACCATAATTCCTTCCTTCTTTGCCCAGTTAAGCATGTTACGAACAACAAGGAAGTAAGGTCCAAAATTCTTTTCACCAATAATGGTTAGTTCTTCTTCAAGACGGTCAAGATATTCTTGGTTATTTTCTAGTCCACGCTCAGTTAAACCTTCAATCGCAAGGTTTTTTAACTCTTCCATTGGCTTCTTGTATTGAACTGGAAGTAGGTCAAGCCCAGACTTAATGTCATAGTCTTCAACTTTGTCTGCAATTTCAATAGAACTGATAAACATTTCTTCATCTGTATGACCCTGTTCTGCCATTGCAGACTTCATTTCTTCATATGAAAGAAGGTGAATGTCAAAAGTACGGAAAGACATTTGGCGATCTGCACCATAAAGATAATCTAATCTTTCCATCATGTTATCAACCTTTTTTGATTTTTCAAAGGTTGAATCTTTTAATACTTTACCGTGTGTATTTAATAGGAGCATCATCTCCTGAATTTCTTTTTGACTTGTATCAGAATGGTGACAGTCTGGCGTTACGACTACCTTTACATTAAATGCTTTTGCTAATGCCACAAGTTCATCATTAATGTTTTTTGGATTGTGTGGCATTAACTCAATATAAAAATCATCTTTAAAACGATTCTTAAACCATTGAACTTTTTCTTTTGCAAAAGCATATTCTTCATTCTCAATAGCCTTTGCAATTAATCCACCTTGACAAGCAGATAAAACAATTAATCCATCGCCATACTTATCAAGCACTTCAAAATCAATACGTGGTTTACGATAAAAACCATCTGTCCATGAAATTTCATTTAACTTATTAAGGTTTTCTAAACCTTGTTGGTTCTTGGCAAGAAGAACTATATGGAAGTAGTTAACATCAAGTGGACCTACCCTTTCGGACTTATCCCTTTTATCATGTCTATCTAGTGCCAAATAGCCTTCTATGCCAAGAATAGGTTTGATTCCATTTGCTTTTGCAATACGGTGCAGTTCCCTATGCCCAGATAAAGTACCGTGGTCAGTAATGGCAATTGCTGTCATTCCTAACTCAACTGCACGGTTCACGTATTCTTCTGGAGTAGCAACACCATCCATCAAGGAGTAGTGTGTATGGACATGCAAACCTACGTAATTCACCTACTAATTACCAATCAATGCTTGCTGAATTGGCATTAGGTGTATCAAAGCCTAGATAAAATGCCTCTTGCTCAGCATAAGGAATTTTATTTAGTGCTCTTTCCAAAGGAAACGGTTCAACTGTGCTCCAGTCAAATGGTTCCTTATCTGGCGTACCTGGAATAAGTGTGTACGATGTTTCAGTTCCCTGACCATTACGCTTTACCTTCCAAGTAAGATTTGAAATACTGCCTGTCTCAAGTGCGTATTCACGAATAGTATTAAATGCAGACTGCTTGCTAACACCCATTGACCAAATAGCAACATATGGTGCTTCAATGCCATCATCTACAAGTACATTGCAATAGAAACGAAGACGTGCTCTCCAGCCAGCCTTTGGATCCTTGCGGTGCATTTCTTCTGCCCAGTCACGACCTTCTGTGTCCATTGTGTCTACAGCCTTACGCTTATAGTCCTTTGGATTTGTGTGTTCTGAAACAACAAGTGCGAGACCACGGGTCTCATTATAATTTGCTGAGTCTTCGTCAAGTTCTTCAATAAAACGAATCTTGACTGATTGTCCATCTGCTAACTTTAGCCAACGAACCTTTGTTCCATTACTTTCGTACTTGGGCTTATCTACCAATGCATTGATATTTTTTAGTCCCTTTACAATAGCCATTATATTTTCTCCTATATGTTTTGTTTATGTTTTATTTTAGCATAGCAATGATTGAATTGTCAAATTGAAACTCCAACTTTTTAATTTCTTCATTACTCATATCGCCTATATCTTTATATTTTTTATCTAGTTGTATTACTGTGACAAGGCTTCCTAGTTTTTCAACTAGTTTATCTTTCATTATAGATCCAGCCTCATCGTTGTCCGCAACAAGCACAACATTATTGAAGTACTTTTCTAACAGTTTGATCTGTGAAACAGATACGTTAGCACCCAGTGTTGCAACTGCTGGGAAACCTACTTGATCAAGTCTAATAGCATCAAATGAAGATTCAACCACATAGACTGTTGTTGATGTTTTAACTTTGTGCAAGTTAAACAAAATCTTGCTTTTAGGTAATCCTGGAGTATTCTTAAAGTCTTTTCCTTCAATTGTTCTAGCAACAAAACCTATGCACATTCCATCTGGAGTAGCAACTGGTATTGTCACAGAGTCTTGTTTTTCTGAATACCCAAGATTAAATTTTACCACAGAATCTTTTGTTATGCTGCGACCCTCAAAATACCTCATTGCCCTTGGTGATTCTAATGCTTGATTATTTAATCTTTTTATAAGTAATTCATCATACTGAACAAAATCTGCTGGAGTATAAAGAGTTTTATTTATAACTGATGTTATGTCAGACTCTTGTTCTTTACTTTTAATGTAACGAACTGCCTCAAAATATGTTCTATTAGAAGTAAACATTATTAACTCAGTTAAATTTTTTGTAGTTTGACAGCCAAAACAAAAGAACAATCCGTGGTCTTTAGAAACTTCTCCAGCAGGTGTTCTATTGTTATTGTGGTATGGGCAAAAAATAATAAAATCAGATCCAAACTCTGCTTCAATATCAATACCAGCACCGTTAAGTACACGACGAATTTGTTCTTCTGTATAAAGTTCTTTATTTGCCATCTTCAAAATCCTTATATCGGTAATATCCTTTATCAAAATCACACTGCACTAAAAAATCTCCCATAAAACCATTACGATTTTTTCTAAATGCACATTCAATAATGTCGCTATTGGTTGCACGACCCAATGCTAAAACCCAATCAGCATCATAAGCAATTTGTCTTGACCATGCTGTTTGTGCAAGTGTTGGAACTGTAGATAAATCTTTTACATCGTCTGGTGTAGCAGATGAGATAGCAATAATAGGAACTTCTTCACTAATAGCCATTAGTTTAAGTTCACGAGAAAGATTCTTCATCTTTACCGTTTCATTATCAGCCTTTTGGTTTGGACTCATCAATTGCAAATAATCAACTACAACAAAGTCTGGCTTATACTGATCAATCTTTCCACGAATAACTGATGGATTTACTTCACCGCCAGAATCATTAGAAATAATATGAAACTGTGGACGACCATCAATTCTATCGGTATGCCACTTCTTCATCATATCAAGTTCAACTTCACCATTTGATAGTTTACGGTGTGACCAAAGACCTTCACCCATAATTGTAAATACACGATTACGAACTTCTGTCTCACTCATCTCAAGAGAAATAATTAGAGGTGTCTTACCTTGTTTCCAAGCCTGTACAGCAAAGTATAAAGCCATCCATGACTTTCCAATACCTGGATATGCAAGGAAGACTCCAAGTTGTCCTGGCATAATTCCAGAAGGAAGATAATTGTCAAAACCTGGCAAGCCTGTTTTAATTCCTCTATTGCCTAATGCTTGCTGCTCTTTTACTTGCTCAAAGTATGCAATAGCAGAATCAATATCTGTTGCATCAATATCACGAATTGCAGAAGTATTCTTTTTTAGTTGTGATGTTTTTGTAATTAGTTCTTCTAGTGCTGTTGTACCTTGACCATTTTGAACTTCACCTGCTGCTGATCTAAGTATATCTTTTAGGCTGTCATTAAGATACTCTGTCTGTAGTTCTTCAAGATGATGCTTTGTTGCACCAATTCCTTGTACTGGCTGAAAGTCTCTAAACTTTTCTACAACCAATGATGTTGGAGGAACTGTCCCATTGTTTTCTGCATAAAGTCTAATAAAATTCCACACATCATTATGTGTACGAAGTAATGTTTCTACATTTGCCTGAAGCAAAACATGAAGTTGTTTGTCTGCTAGGACTGCGGAGATTACTTTTGCTTCTGTATTATTCACTCAGCCACTCCTTTGCTTTCCTTCTTAGTTCTGCTCTTTGTTTAATATCTTCTTCTACTTCTAGTTTACCATTAAGAATTTTTTCTGCATTGTAAGCAAAATAATTCCACGAAGGTTCTTGGGCAATAGAAAAATAATATTCTAAAAGATCATAGCATTGAGAAATTCCATAAGACTCAACCAATGCATCTGCAGCCCATTGTTCAACGTTTAGGTTAATGTTAGACTTACGCTCATACCGTTGCGTATAAAACTTATTGTAGCGACTGAGCAAAGCCATTCTGTCTTTGCGCTCAGCCATTACTCTTCTAGTTCTACCTTAGCCTCATTAATTTTTTCGGTTAGTTTATCTTCAACAAACTTGTAGACTCTTTCAAAAGCCTCATTTGTTGTTTCACCATCACGCTTACTATCAACTACGCCAAGATCAAGTCTAAGCGATTGAAAGTTACCTAGATTAAGTGTATAGCCTAGTGTTACGTTTACTTTTGTTGAATCGTTTTCCATTACCCACCTATTTTCATTGTTAAATACTTTCCGACCATACTGGAATAAATCTGCCGTCTTCTGTCTTTGTATATGTAAGTATACCGTCTCCCATGCGTCTTGTCAACTCTTGTGTTGTAGGAGTCATATTATTTGTTATCAATCCATCTTTTCTTGGTTGTCCAATATGTATACTTGCAAGTATAGCACGGATCTCTTTTACTTGAGATTCAGAGTAATATGCTCTTACTTGCCAACCAGTTTTACCGCCAACTCTTGATCCAGTTGGAGGAGGTATTGTTCCTGATTTAATTAATCTTGGTAAATATTTTCTATGCCTATTGACAAGAATAGCAGTTTCTGATATAGTATACGCTCTTTCTCTATTTCTTCTAAAGTCAGTACGCAAACAAGTTTCAATTCTATCTTTTGTAATATTGTAAAAAGAAACCATTCCAGTTGATCTAGAACTATGATGAATTCTAACTAAGTCATTATTCAAAAACCAAATTTTTTGGTTTCCCTTGATTACAGTGGACTTATTGTACTCTTCGCTCTGTATTTTTCGTTTAGCAGTAGCCATCTGCCCTCCTTGCTGTCCTGTGGGGGATGATAAAACTTTCTTTCACCACAGCGAACACAATAAGTTTCAACATGCATTTGAGAAGTATACTGTCTATCAATAAAAGTTCTTCCATTGCATTTTTTGCAAAAAATCATCTCTACCCTTTGTTTTTCTTAGTTTGGTATACCAATAATAATTAGGTGAACTGCCAAAGATAAATCTCCAGAAGCACCAAATCTAACAACACCCTCAACCTTGCTTGTTGTAATTGTTTTTAAAATTACGGAAACATTTTGACCAGCAGGTGTATTTCCAATGTTGTATGGTGTTGCTGACACAATTGGAGAATATTTAAAATCATCAAAAGTATAAGAAAAAGAAACTTCAGATGCCGCTGTTACTGTAGCATTATTTGCAACCTGAACATATCCACCAATCATTTTTGTTTCTGAAGTTTTAATGCTTTGTGCTCCAGAAACTCCATTGTTTATTGTTGTATAGTTATAGGTTGCTGAAGAAACTTGCGTTGCAAGTTCATTTACTGTTTCAGCAAGTTGATAGATGTATGTTACATCTAGTGGTTGCCCTCTTTCGGGTAGCGGTACTTTAGCCATTATCTCTCCATTATATCACTAAATCGTGTGTGGTCCATCTTCATAAACCAGCAATGTATCAAAATCTCTTGTTATTTTATTTCCTTTTAAGTATACTTCTAGTGACACCTTATTAGGTTGGCTTGGTTGTTCAATTCCGTTAATTGAATAGGTTGATGGAATTGGAAAAGATATGCCTGTTCCATCTATTCTTTGCTTATATATCCAGTCCCCTCCATCACCTCTGTCCCATTTTACCCAAACATCATATTCATGGGCTTGTCTTATATATTTAGAATTTTTATTAATTGTCACAACGTCCCATGAAAATACTGCAATTGATCCATTCTTATTAAAACTAATTAACCCTGGCTCATAAGTAAACCCAGAATCTACAACGAAAGATGGTGACCAATGAGATGCTCTGTTTTTATCTTCAGAAACAACCCTATATCTTACCTCATATCCATTAGTTTCTGGATTAATTGCTGGCAATTCATTGTTTAAAATAATTGCTTTTTTAATACCAGAGTCTGCCATTATGAAACACCTATTGAAAATCTAAACTCAACAAAACTTGTTGTGTTTGGTGACTTTATAATGGTTGTTGAGTCTGTATTTTTTATCACTGAATACCCTGTTAGTCCATATAAAGGATTAGTTGTAGCAACATTTTCTAATCTCATGGCATCAAGTGCAATATAAAAATCATCTGAAATAGTATTGCTAACAAAAGTAGAAGCATAAACCTTAATTACAGAAACAGAGTTCCAAGTAAAGTTGGGGCTTGTGTATAATTCTTGTAATTGTTTTGTAACTAAACAATAACGATTATTATTTAAGTCATACTGCCCTTCTCCAGTTCCCTTTACTATGTCTGCTTCAAACCTAGCATACTCACCATCTACCTGGTCTGAAGATGCAAACTCAACAAGAACTCTTGCATTATCTGGAGATGCACTAGAAGTACCATCTTTATTGATAATAGAAAATACTAACTTTAATTCATCAATTGGAGAGTTTTTATCAAAATCAAGTAATGTGCCAGCGAGGTGAATATGGTTTGATCCATTTTCAATATAAAAATGTTTAACTGTGGTTGATCCACCAGAAACATAACTTCCTATTTGGTCGCTTAAAAGAGTAAAAGTTGTTGGTGACGGAACAGTTGAAACAGAACCAGATATATTATAGTTTACTGGATTTACTCCAGTTACTGTTACAGTATCCCCAACTGAAAGATTGTGATCTTTTGATGTTGTATAAGTAATTAATGTTCCATTGCCAGAAACATTTGTTAGTGAAACGCTTTTTGTTAGGTTTGCATCTGAGCCATTAATGAGAATAATATTATTTAAAAATCTACATCTTTCATATCTTTCAGCACGAGTGGTTTTATAAAAAATACTATTGTCTGCATTGGTTTGAAAAACAATATTTTCTGTTGCAATAATGTTGTCATCATTTGGTGAGTCTAATGCTTCAGTTATCGTATCTATAGCGGTTGTTGCTAAATTTGTATGATGTTGCCAATTCTCTGTCTGTGTAAAGGCAAGGACTGTCTTGCTATCATATGCGCCTGCTGCCGAATTTGATCCCGCAGAAAAAATACCAATCTCCGAAATCTCATATCTTTCTTCGCTTGGAAGTTCTGCTGTTAAAACTAACTTTGAAACCCCATCCTCATTAACAAACCCTCTAGAAGAAATTGGCACTCTTAACATCTCAAAATCCAGGCTTGTTTTGTTTGAGTAGTCTCCATATGGGTTACCAGTTAAAAGTGGCTTAGAACCGCATCCAAGGGCTATATAGGACGCAAAAGCGGGTGCCTGTCCAAGCAAATATTTTCCTATAATATTTTTACCAGTATTAGTTATCATTATATCTCCGTCTCATATATTGTACCACTTAACGCTATTTCAATTTCAATTTGTTCATCACTGTTTAAATTAACACTTTCAATGACTAAATTTCCTTCAGGGCTAATATACACGGGATTGTTGTCGGAAGAAGTGCTTTCTGTTGGAGTTCTATTTTCAAGTTTAATTGCAAAGCCAGAAAAAAATTTATCGGATGTCTTTTGTAGCCCAACAATGTTATTTGGGTTATATTCTTGATTAATTGACACCAAGTTTTTAATTGGCTGGTATGATATTTTTTGTCCATTAATTGTATCTGTTCTTGCAATGCTAATTAATTCTTGTCCGCCAATATTTTCAAATATTAAATCTGCCATAATTTCTATTGGTATTGAGGAATCATCAAATAAAACAATATCTGGAGTTGCAGTTTTTATTGGGTTTGTTATTGTTTTTATAACAGAAGATGTAGCAGTTATCGTTGGGGTTGGAGGAGTTGCAGCAACTGGAGCAGGTGCTGGTTGATTTTGTGGAACAATATTTTGCACTGGTGCAGGAGACTCATAATAAGTGGGAGACTCAGAATAACTTTGTGGAATAACGGCTGAACTTGATCCCTGTGCTTGTTTAATTATTTCTAGTGCTTGCTCTACCCCAGTATCTGCTTGAACTGCAGCAAGAGCATTTCTAACATCTTGTTCTTCTTTAGATATTAAACCAGCCCTTCTAAGCATTCTTGTATCAGATTCATCATATCCCCCGCCATCATGCATGGGTCCATAATATCTCACATTACACCTCACTCAAATACAAAGCCATAGAAGGACCTTCTGAACTTCTTGAATACTCAATATTATATATTATAAACCTTGAAGATGTTGAAGAAATCATATTTACATTATTATTATCTTTATAATCAACTGTAACAATATCTCCAAGTTGTAAAGTTGGATTTGCAAAAACATTTAATCCAATATTTTTTTTAGGAGTCATCAATTTTTCAGTGATCCAACCCATTAATGCGTTAGCATCATCTTCTGTTTGTATATACGGGGTATCAATGCTAAAATCATTTTTACCATAAGTAAGCCTGCTCAACTTAATATTGTCATATTTTTGTTGCTCAATTAATGGAGAATATACAACTGATGTTCCTTTTAGTTCTGGATCAGACAAGTTACTTCGTTTACTATAATATTCGTCAACGCTTAATGTATGTGTAGTATCTTGAGTAAATGTAATGCCTTGAATTCTTAAATAGTTTCCACTTGTTTCATCAAGAACAAGTGATTTATCAGTTGAATTAAATATTAAAAATTCTGCCCCATATGAATCTGCGTAAAAACCAGAAACAACGTAGCCCTTAATTCTGTTAAAAGTTGGAGAAAGTTTTGCATAAAGTGCTGGATATGCACGATCATATTTAATATTAAAGTATGAACACTCTCTCATGATTGATCCAAATTCTTCAAAGTACATATTATACTTTGGAGGTTGTTGGGCACTTATGCCAGATAAATAAGTGGATTGAACAACTCCACTCATTGCATATTTCCTAAATGACTCATTAAGGTTTATTTCGTTATCGCCAAATAATCCAGTTTCTTTAACGTATGCAGAAGAATTTTCTGTTTGACCAAAAACTCTTTGTATTGCTGGAGATATGGTTGATATTGTATTTTGAGAATAATTTTTTGATATCGCATAAATATTTTCAAACATACATCTTGATGAACCACGAACAAATAAAGCCATGTTGTTGTATACTGGAAGTGGATCATTATCATCAACTACCTTAATTAGTTTATTGTTAACATATAAATAAAATCTTCTTTTAGTTCCGATATTTTCATATTCTATTGATAGGTCATAAACTGTTGGATTCTCTTCGCCAGTCATTCTATACTGTCCAGTGAAGTTTCCATCATCTACTAAAATACTTGATAGGCCACCCCAAAGTTTAACTGGTATTGCCTTAGAACTTCCAGACTCTTTCTTAATCTTATAGAATATAATATTATGAATTTGTATTTCACTTTGTCCCTGAGAATTAATATTTAAATAAGATTCAACGTTATTTTCAGTTAATGCAACTATTTCAAAATAATACCCGTTGTTTGTTTCTGGATTAATCATTACTGCTAATCCACCAGATCCGCCTCCAATTGTTACGCTTTGGCTTGGATTTGATCCATTAACTTGATAGTATGAGGTTGAACCAAAAGGAGTTTGAAAACGTTGTAAATTATTTTCAACTTTTCCAACAATACGCATTCTTGTTCCAAAATGTCTATAGGCATTATCAAGATTTTTGTAAACATAAGAAACATAATTTAATGGAACCTCTGTAGTTTTAAAAGAAGGGCCATTCATTACTAAAGCAGAAGACTGTATTGTTCCAGACTGAGTTGACTGAAAGGAGTTAACGGTTGTTTCTGTTTTATTAGAAACTGCCATAAAATTTTTAATAACACCATTTCTGGTTGTTTGTTTTGATATAGTGTTATTTACTCCAGCAGATCCTACTTCTGTTGATGGTAAGGTTGGATCAATCTCTGTTGTAAATAAATAATTTGAACTCATTTCGCATGCTCTTACATAGTCATTATTTGACCAGTACGACGGTAATCCAGATGAATGATTACTTATTGTTGTTCCAAACTGTGCTCTTCCGTGGGATTCAACTTCACCATTTTTTAATCTTGTTGTCCCGTTTGCTGTTTCATAATAAGGCTTTGAATAAATTCTAACAAGTCCCGTAGGGTAGATCTTTCCATTAAATGCAAGTGAAGAAAAATATTTTTGATACTCTTGATTACTAGAGATCCAAACATTTCCTATACCAGTAATATTAAATTCTGCTGCATCATATTTAATTATTTCTCCGTTAGAATAAAAATATCCTTGATATCTTGTAAGCCAATAAACGTTTTCTCCAAGATCTATAACGTTATTAGTTAAAATATTATTTACAACTGTTGGCGCTACATTTGGTATATCTGAATTAATTGGCATTGCGCCTAATACATAGTTACCCTGTCTAGACGCTAACTCATTAATAGTTTTAGTGTTTTCTGTTCCTGCAACTTCCCACAAAAGAACTGGCTTATATATCCATGTTTTTTCTTTATCAATTAAACTAGATTGTCTTACTGAACCATATGATCTTTGAATATATCTTGTAGTATAGTTAATTTTTCCATCATTATAGATTTTTTTATCCTTAGAAGAAATCTGTAAAATGTTTGGTAAATTTCCAGAGGATTGATTCTCAATGACTCCTTCATCAGACTGATTATTATTACCAATTAAAACAAAGTCAGTACTTCTGTCTGTTTCTGAAGGCATTATATAATTTTTACTCATAACTATAAAATTATTATATTCGTCAAAAAACATTGCGCTTTGTGTTGATATTGCAAGTTGATTAAGAACTTCAGCAACATTTTGGTCTGGTGCTATAAAAAAATATGGAATTATTGGGTCATTATCTGACTCTGTTCTTTTAAAAGAATAGTTAGTGAATCCAATAGAATCAAGCAAAACGCTTACTGCATAACTTAAAGATACATTGGTTAAAAGAATTCTTGGCGCTGTCATTGATTCAAAGTAAAAATAAAAATCACGTAAACTAAGATTTAAAGTTGATGCAGTTACATCTGCCTGTGGCATTCCATCAGAATACAAAGTCTTAATTGGAACATAATAGTTAAAACCTTCAACATTTAGAATATTTTCATAAAAGTTAAACTTAATATTTTTTCTTATGTACTTATTGATAATGCTTGAAGTGTTTTCATAATTAAAGGATTGGTCTTCGTCAAAAATATTAACTTCGCCAGTTGATGCCAAAAGTTGTCCAACTGGTAAAGATGTATTTCCTATGTCAGATAAAACTTTTGTAATTCTATAGTCAATTACTTTATTTGATATATTTGCCACAAGTCTTGGGGACATCTCAATAAGATCAAAGGTGCAGTCAAACTTGTTCATTGTTTCAGCAACAATTCTTAATCCTTTTATATATATAAATTCTCTATAAAGGGTTGAATTATTTTCATAATCAACATAAGTTGATGGAGAAGTAAAGTCTGTTACAAAATCTGTATTATTGTTTATTGCTTCAGATCCAAGTTTCCATCCGTATACTACTGGAAAATTTTTATACTCAGAGCCGTTCCATATATAAAATGTTCCAGCATCTCCTTCATTTTCAATAACATGATAAGTATAGCCAATAATAGACTCTGATGGCAAAAGTGTAACACTTGAAATAGTTTGTGCATGAAAAAATATACCTTGGTATTCTTCTGGAATAATTGCGCCAAACTCTAATTCAATATATCCATCTGATTTAATTGCAGGTGTTCCATCATCTCTTAATGTATTTTGATCAAAAGAATAAGCATCAACCCAGTTGTTGTTTTTTAAATATTGTATTTTCCATTTTACTGGTACTGTTTTGTTTTGATCTCCATACAGAGGATCATCAATGCTTTCGGTTGATGTTTGAAATGGACCTAAATCAATATCACCAACATTTGTTTGCATTTTTACAACAATTCGGTTGGTTGGAACCTCTTCCTTATAAACAACAAATGGTACAGCATCAGAAATATAATATTCGTCTTCTACTCTAGTATTTGATATTCCATATTCTTTATTTGATTCTGTTCTGTAAGAAGTCCAATACTTAAACTGATCATATCTAGACGGCATGTAGTATCTTGGTCTTTCTGCCATATTTGCTCCAGAGTTTGCCAAATACCTTCCAGAAAAATAAAGTGGTTTGTTAATTCCAGATCGTGGTCTAAATGGAGCCAGACAATCCTGTAACGAGTAAAAAAGTTTTTCTTTTTCTTTTACTGATAAAAACATTTGAGGAATATCTTCATCTGTATATCCATTTTCAACTATAATGTTAGACTCAGTTGCTCCAGTATAATAGTTTCCAGAATCAGTTGCATCAAAACTTTGAATTAATGTAAAATATTCGCTACCTAATTCTTGTGGGCGATACCTATAATTACCAACCTTAAATATGTTATCTGGCATATTCATGTTCCACTCTACAAGAACAAGAGAGTTTAAACTTATTGTTGAAGAAGTTTCAAAATGATTTTTTAATGTTTCATCAACAAACATTTTATGCCTCTTCTAAACTAAGTGTTACATTCCAAAGATCATGATTGCTTCCACCTCGGCGAACAACAGAGTAATTAAAACTTGAAAAATAAACTTCAATAACCTGGTTATATTGATTTAAATGTAAATATGGGTTATCAGTGTTTTCAAAATTTTTATATTTGTCATATGCTAAAAACATCCAAAATGATCCTTTGTGGTTTTCATACCAATCAAGAAGTTCTGATCCGCCTGCTCCTCCGTCAGCGGTATACGGGGCTGCATCAGTTATTGAATTTTGAAAAGAAAAATTAGGGTCAGAGTCATGTGATCTTGATGGCAAGTTAGTCCATGAAACAGACATTTGTAGTTTATCTGCAATGTGATATGATCTCATTCTTCCATTAATTGTTCTTTGACGTTGTTCAATTCTTTGTGAAGTAAAATCCATTTCATTACGATTATGGTCAGATAAAACTAAGAACTGATCAATTAGATTTGGGTTAGCATCTTCTGGGTAGTTTCCACCAACCTCATACCCAGTTGGAACATACAAACCGTCAACCAGTGTTCCAGGATTCTCAGACCACAAAATACCTTGAGGTCTTTGATATTTCCTTCTTTGAGTCATGTATGCTACTGTTGCCATTACCTTTGTCCTCTAATTCTTTGGTTATCAATGTTTCTAATCTGAGTAATAACTGCCCTTGCAATATCATCTGTACTTGCATTAGTATTAGAAACGTTAACGTTTATACCATAATTATACACTGAGTTGGAGTTGTTATTTACTGATGCCACTGTTGACTTTCCAGACTGATAGGTTCCATCATTAATTGCCCTGAGATTATCAACACCAAACTTCTTTACGGCAAAGCGCTTGACAACAAATTCTCCTGGGGTAAGCATAGATGGCACTGTGTCAGTTCCACGAGAATATCCTCCGTTAGCAAAATACTTAGGTACCATTCCTCCAGATGCCAGGAATGCCATGCTGCTACTTCCGCCAGTTCTTCTATTATAATATGACTCAGTATTTGCTGCTTTTGCATATGCTGCTGCTCTTTCTGCTGCTGCTTTTTCTGCTGCAAATGCTATTGCCTGTCCAGTATATCGTGCAGATGATAAAACTCCTGCTGCTCCACCAAGGGCTTCTTTTGCTTCTGCATTATTCAATAGTGCTTCTGCCATTTTATTTGCAATAACTCCAGCAGTAAGAATGCCAGGATCTGCTCCTGTTTTTATTGAATTTATTAATTTATCAGTATCTTCTGTTACAGTTTTACGTACATCGTCAATGTTTCCTGGATTTCCTCCAGTACTTTGATTTGAAGCATTATTAGTCGCCGTACCTTTATCAGATGTTTTGGATTTTCCAGTTGCTGCACTTGCTGCTGCTGCAACTTTGACCCATGCTGCTTCAATTCCACCTACAGCAGAAATTATTTCATTAATGTCTAAAACTTGTTGGTCAAGTGCATTATTAACAGTATCAACAGCAGTTTTAATTGCTTCATATTCTGCCTGAGTATATCCATTAATCTCAAGCAATGCTTGTGCTTTTGCAATTTGTTGATCATGCGCTTCAACAATTTTATTTCTTGCATTAATTTCATCAGTCAATGCTTTTATTTGATTTTCTTCAATTGATGCAATTTTGTCAACTAGTTGCTGCCTTGTATATGTAATGCCGTTAATTGTAGTTGTAAGTGCTGCAATATCTTTAAGTTTTTGTTTTTCAAGAATATCTTTTCTTGTATTTAAAGCATCAATAGCCGATGATTCAGATGCTCTTGCTCTGTTTGAACGATACTGTTGTGCTGCCTGGGCTGCTGCTGCAATGTCTCCAGAGGTAATTGCTCCTGCCAAATCAAGTTGATCTCTTTGCTGATTTGCAATTTCTTCATTGATTTGAGAAACCTTTTGTAATGCAGATATTTGCTCATCAATAAGAGTATTCTTTTGTGTATAAGAATCATTGATTGAACTTTCAAGTTTGTCCAACACAGTAAATCCATTATTTAATACGTCAACCTGTTCTTGCAATGCCTGCTTTGCATTTTCTCTTTCTTGAGTAATAACTTGATATTGCTCAACCGACATTCCATTTGCTTTTCTAAAACTAGCCATTCCCTTAGCAATAATTTTTGCATTTTCAGCAGCAAACTTTTGTCCCATTTTATCTGATTCAGATTCTTGCAACTGCTGTAATTCAAATAGTAAGTCCTTATATTCTTTTGCAGACTTAATCATATTAGGGAATTCATCTTGTATCTTTCCAGTTGCGTCTAGTACATTTGCTGCCCAGTCTGACTTTCCAATAATCTGCAAAATTGTTTCAAATTCAATTCCAGAATCTTTTAACTTTTTAAATGCATCTATTTGCATTTTAATTTGAGAGTTTTCTTGGAATTGTTTTGCGGTAGTTTCTCTATTTAGTAAATCTCTTCTTTCTTTATTTATTGAAACAAGAGATTCAAGTTCTTCTTTTGAATAAATAACTCCATTAGCAATATCTCCTACTAAAGATTGATTCTTTAATAAATCAAGTGTTTCTGCTGCAGTAAACTTATACTGCTTAGCAACATCAGTTAATCTCCAATATGCATTAACACGATCTCTGATTTCATCATTTGATTTCTTTTCATCTTCAATATATTGTCCAATAGTATTAGTTTTAAATGCACTATTGATATCAATAAAGTCTTGCTTTAGTCCAGTTATTCTTCCTTCTTTGCCAACCTTAAATAATGTTTTTGCCCAAATATTAAATTGTTCTGGGTCCATGTTCATCAAAATTTCACGGAAGTCATCAGATAAGCCACCAACATTGCCAGCAAGAGCAAGTTGATCAATTTGCTTAATTGCACCTAGTTGTTTGTCAAGAGACTTATTGCTTTTTACGCTTCCCCCGCCTTGTCCAGAAATATCTCCGCTAAGGAATTTTTGGATTGACTTTAATGGATTTAAAGCATCTATTGATGAATCTTTTACAAGTTTAAGTTTTTGTGCAAGGTCAACTAGCCAGGAGTTATCTTTCTTGGTTCCTTCACCACCTGCTGCTCCCCCACCTGACTTAGATGTGCTTGGTATAGAGGTTCCAAATATTTCAATCATTGCAATTTCTTCTGCTTTTGTTCTTATCTGTGGATTATTTTTTGCAAAAGAGTCAAGTGCAGACTTAGTAATTTTTCTTGCTTTTGGATTTGCTTTTCTATATGCAGCAAGAACTTCTCTATTTACGACAGTATCAAAAGAGTCTGACTTATTCAATGCTCCTAAAGTTATCATTGCTTGGAATTGTAACTCTTTAGGAAGTTTAGAAAGAGTTGTCCAACTTTCAATTGCTTTATCAAGAGTTAGATTATTTCCTGGTCCACCAGACTTTTGTTGTAAATCTACTAAAGCCTTAAGGTCAATTTTTCCATTAGGAAAAGCCTTCTTTAAAGAACCAACTTCTTTTCCAAGTCTCTTTAATGTAGGAATATCATCTTTCTGTGTTTCAAGATCTATTTCAATTCCTATGTAATCTGGAATCTTTATAAGTTCTTCAAGTCCAGAATATATATCGTTGGCAGATGCTTCATCTAAATTCTTAATTGCAAAAAGAATATTTTTTTGATTATTTACATTTGGAATAAATTCCAAAATAGTTGCAAGTCTTCCTAAGCCTTCTGTTCCTTGAACATTTAGTATTGTATTAATTGTTCTATCAATATTCTTTTCGCCTGTAGCAAGAAGTGTTGTTGTTAATGCTTTTGCCTGAGTCACTGTCATTTGATCAGAATTAACTAAAGTCATTATTTCAATTTGTGCTTTTGCAGTTGTTCCTTCTAGTTGTTTTGTGAGTGATTCTGCTTGAGCCTTTTGGTATGGATCATCCTTAAACTTATTCAATAGTTGCTGCTTAAATGCTCCAGCATATTTATTTTTGCCTTCTTGTGTTCCTATTTGGTCAATATAGTCTGCAGCAGTTTTTGCTTGTGCTGCTTGGCTTGCTCTTAGTGTTGCAAGCGCTGAAGCCTTTTTGCCTTCAATTCTTGTAATTTCTACTTCAACTGCTGCTCTTTCTGCTTCTGTTTTTGCAAGTTTTTTCTTTACTTCAAGATTTGCAAGGGCAACATCATATTCTTTTGTTACTGCATCAATTCCTTGCTGTCCAGCCAATATATTTTGGGTTACTATTCCAGCAAGAGTTCCTGCATTCTTTGCAATAAACTTCTTTTCTTCTCCCTGTTGCCACTTTCTTAATAGCCACTCTGCTGTGCTTGTTATGGCAAGTGATCCTGCTGCTGCGATCAGTGCAGGTGATGCTGCTCCTGCTGTTCCTGCGGTTGCTGCTGCTGTTCCAGCAGTTGCTGCAGCAGTTGCTGCTCTTGCAGTTCTAACTGTATTTAAAATCTTTATAAAACTTGCACTTCCAACAGTTGCTGCCAAACCTTGCATTTGTGCAGTTTCGCTCCAGTTTATTGGATTACCAAGTATTGCACCGCCTGGTTGTTCATTAGCACGATTTCCTCCAACACCCTTTAACGGATTCAGTTTAATGTCTGGGCCAATTCCCTTATTTACATCTGTAATTGCTTTTTGATAATTTAAGAATATTGCTTCTTGTAAAGTTTTTCCTTCTGAAATAAGTTTTACCTGAACAGACAATGGATCTGTTACTAGGTTTTCTCCATTAGGTCCTAGAATTTCTGTTAATTTGCCACGCACATTCATCTCTAGTCTTGCATCTTTTAGATCTCTTGTTAGTTTAATTGCAATTGATTGAGCCTGTTCTGGGGTTATTACACCCTGTTGTACTGCCGTTGCTAATTGTGAGGCTACTATGCTTGCTGCTTGAGCAGTTCCAGATTCTCCAAGAGTTTTTATTGTGCTATCAAAATTTGCCTTAAATTGTTTTCCTGCTTCAGAGTTTAAGAAATTAGTTCCATAGTCCATTGAGACTGGGGTAATTTCCTTTGTTCTTCCTTCTCTTTGTGCTGCTGCTACTTGTCCCACAGAAACCTTTTGAGTATATCGTCCTAAAGCCTCAAGATTTTCTGTAGTCATTACCATTGCTTTTGCTTGTTTTTCACCATCAACTAACGACTGTTTAATTTGACTTGATTGCATTTTAAATACTGCTGAAAGACCAATCAACGATGTTGCTAAAATTTTAATAGGGCTATTAATTAATGGAAGAAGCATAGGAAGCATAGAAAGCATCATTATCTTATCCATGTTTTGTGCAACACCACTATCTGGATTCTTTGCTGCATATGCTCCTGCTACCATAGGAACCATCATGGCTGCCATACCGACACCCATCATTCTTTGACTTCGCTCCATACGCATTGCCTGTCTTGCATTTGTTCTTTGTGCTGCAGTTAATCTGGCTCCAGTTTCATCTACTTGAGGTACCCTGGAATACCCAGTCATAAATCCTCTAAAACCTCTTGTCTTGTCAGTTCCAAAATCTTTTGTTGTTTGTGTTGCTGTTTGTCCAAGTTGAGCAACTTTTGGTGTTGTTTTGTTTAACTGTGAAGCAAATCTATCAATTCTATCCCCAAGTTTTTTAACTCTTGGTTTATCAAAGAATTTGTCAATTGCTCTTCCAACTCTATCATTTGAAGAAGATGTTGGGCTTATTGGGTCTCCCCAATCGTCAGTATATTTACCGCCTGGCCTTAATGATGCTGGAACACCAAACCCAGGACCATTTTCAAAACCAGGTATTTGGTTTGACATAATTCCAGATATAAGACCGCTATATTTTTTACTTTGCTTTGCAGGAATTACCGCTTCACCAGGAGCAAGCATTGCAGGCTGAATGTCTCCCGCTCCCTTTGGACCAGGAACTGACAAAATTCCATTAGAAAGCATAAGCAATTCATCTTGCCTTGTCTTATACTTTTCATAAAAACCATCTCTAATTCTTTTTTCTAAAGCAAGCATTCCATACTTATCAAAAGAATTTGGATTCTTTTTTGATCTTAATTCTTGAAGAAATGACTCTGCTTCTCTTCTAGTAGAGATGTGTGTTCTATTTCCATTATAAAGATACACAAGATTCATTTGGTTTGTATCTTCAAAAAGATTAGATGCTACATCTTGATCTGCACTTCTTTTATTAGTTTTTGCTGCTTCTCCATGGCTTAGTGCTGGAGAAAGTCTAAACATTCCTCTATCTTGTTTTTCTGCAAGAATATCTTTAAGTCTTCTTCCTTCAATTTTTGCAGCAGGAGCAGTAAGTTTAACTAAATCATCCATAGTCATTGATGGATTATTTCTAATATACTCTTCTTCTTCCTTAAAGTATTTCTGTAATGCTAAGAATTCTTTCTTTTGAATATATCGTGTTCTGCGTGATTTTGCTGCTGAAGAAACAGCACTAGTTCTTTTTCCACCAAGAGTTGAACTAAAAATTTTACTTGCTGTTAGATCTTGTGCATTTTTTCTTGAAAGTAAGTCTGTTACATTTCTTAGCAAAATTTCATCACTATTATTTGTGTTCTTTGCTTTGAACTTACCATAGTTTTCATTATATTTTGCTTGGTCTTTTACAGAATTAAACTTTCTGGTAAACAACAAATCTCCATTAAAGAAAACATCAGTTAACTTTGGATCTTTTGCATTTGGTCTAAAGAAAAACGGTGTCATTGACGAAACATTTGATCTTGGCATAACCTGTGCAATATCTCCACCAGGAAGAGGTTTAAACCTAGTAACTCCTAATGCCCTAACAGAACCTGGAGAAGTTAAATCTATTTTTGGTTCAAAAACTTTTGCTGCAGGACCAAATATTGCAGAACCAGTTACCTTTGGTGGTGTCCAGAATCCTGGTCCACTTGCAAATCCTGGAACATTATCACTAATAATTTGAGAAATAAAACCACCATACTTAGCGGTTTGTTTTGCTGGAATGACTGATTCTCCAGGTGACAACATCGCTGGAACAATATCTCCTGCTCCTCTTGGTCCTGGAACACTTTCTGTTCCTTTTGCAAATCGTTTTGGAGCAATTCCTCTTGGAACAAATAGCCCACTGTTGTTTGCTGCAAATGAACTCATTGATGTATTTGCTTGACGATATACTGACATCAATGCACCAAGTGACTGTGCCTCTAATCTATATGCTGCAGATAGTGCTTCATGCTTTGTATAAAGTGCATTGGTTATAGATGCATTTTCTAGTTCTTCTTGTGATAAGTATTGTGTTTTTAGTGCAACATCCTGTGATCCATATGCAAGTTGCTGATAACCCTTACGCATTAAGTTAAACAGTTTTAGCATATTTGCAATACCGTTGGCAACAAGACCTACGGTCATCAAGAGAACTGGGCCAATGCCACCTATTGCAGTGATCATTAGCCCTGCAAACTTTTTAACACCTTCTGGCAAAGTAGAAAATCTATCAAGAATTTTTTGGAAAAACTCTGCAATAGGAATTACCATTTTTGCAAACATTTCTCCTATTGGAGCCATGGCAACCTTAAGTCTTTCAGCAGCCTGTGCAAGTTTATTCATTGCAGAATCTGCTTGGGTTTTCTTTTCACGTTCTGTAAGTATTGCAAGTTCTTCTGCGCTGGCTGTTGTTAGTTGCAAAACTCTGGCTGCCTGAGATCCTTCTTTTGTAAGGTTATTAAGAAGTGTACTCATTCTTGCAAATTGATACTTACCAAAAACCTTTTCAACTACTTGCGCTCTCTGCAAGTCTGTCAGTGGCTTTAATGCATTTGCAAAACCAACTACAGTATTTCTTAAGTTACCTTGATTTGCTTCAACTATACCCTTAATACTTATTCCATATTGTCCTGCTGCTTTAGTCGCTGCTTTTGTTGGGTTAATTAAAGATGCAAGACCTGACTTAAGTGCGTTAGCACCTTGTTCTGCAGAAATTCCACCTTCTTTCATTGCAGTCATAAAATATGTTAAGTCTTTAACATCTCCACCAAGTGCTTTTACGATTGGAGCAACTCTTGGGATTGCCTCTGAAACATCTTCCAAACTTAATACAGTTTGGTTTTCTGTAGCATTCAAGAAGTCAATTGTTTTTTTAAGTTCTGACCCTCTAATATCAAAAGCATTTTGCAAAGATATTGTTGTATTAAGTGCTTGCTCTTGTGTAATACCACCAAGAACTGCTAGGTCTGTAGTCTGCCTTACAATGTTTTTAAGATTTTCTCCAGTGTTACCCATTGCTGCTGCATCAGCAGCCATTTTAATTGTATCTGAAACTTTAACTCCATAAGCAGTATATTCATTTGCAAGTGCACGAATGTCTTTTAGTGCTTTTGCAGACTCACCACTTTCTGTGTATATATCTCCATATACCTTTTTAAATCTAATAACCTGTGTTTCAAGTTCTTTAAATGTTTTTATTGCTGATCCAGCAAACATGGCTAATGGTATTGTAAAACCAACCATCAACTGACGACCAGCCCACTGGGTATTCTTACCAAAGTTTAATAGTTTTGTTGAACCATCATCAATAAGTTTATTTAGTACTTGGTGACGTTGAGTAGCCAACATTAAACTAGTAGTTAAATCATTATAATTTAATGTTTTTGGCCTAAACCTCATTGAGTTCATTGCGCCCTGAGCGTCACGACCCAACTGAACATATTGCTGCTGAAGTGTTTTTACACGATTATCTATTAACTTACTTACAGTGCTAAATTCGCTACCAAAAAACTTACCGAAAGTTTTTGTAGAAGCCATTCCATATCTGTAATATTCTTTAAGAGATAACTTTCCCTTATCAAGACTATTAGCAAACTGTTCTGTAGCACTGCTCATCTTCATTGTTGATGCAGTCCAGAGTCCAGTTGCATTAACGTTGTGCATTAATGACTGGGCATATCTGCCTTGCTCACGAGCAGCAGTTGAGGTGCCAGTAATCATGGCACGGTTAAGGGCAGTTAACTCTTTTTCTAAGGCACGAAGTTGTGCCATGGCTTGAGTTGTATCAATACCTATAAAAATATTGGTATTAGTATCTCCTGCCATTAACCGTAAGCCTCCTATTTAATTATTCGTTTTGCGCTGATGAAAGTGCAATTAGTGCAGACTCAGTTAGATTAATTCCTGATGCTGCTTCAATGATTTGATATACGGTTGGAAGATCAATAATGTCCTCAAGTTTTGCAATGTCCCCCGCCACCTCTGGTGCATACTGCTTCATAGCAATTTGTACACACTCAATAAGAAGTGTCATTGACTTATCATTGTTATCTTGTACCTTTGCCAGACCTTCAAACTTCTTCATAAATTCACGAAGAAGAGAAATTTTTAGTGGTCTGATATTAACCTTAGTACCGTCAATCAAAACGATTGTTTTTTCTTCATTTACGGTAGTGCTCATCTATTTTACCCCTCCTATAAGGTTAAGTTAATTATAGCATAACAGAAGGGTCTTTTAGGTCTTCATAATCTAAGCCTAAGCCAATACCAAATCCAGCCTTTTGTGCATTAACTCCCTGCAGTGCCAAAACATCATTGGAATCATCTGTAGCACCTTTAGAAAATACTCTTGCTTTTAGGTCATCCCATTCTTTTTGTCCCTTTGTTTCTCCAGCCTGGGAATCAATATCTACTCCTTGAATTGCTGCCATAAACTTTTTTTCTTGATAACTTAATTCTCTAATTGCAGACATTGTTGCTACTAGTTCAGGCATTGATAAATTTCTTTCTAATTGGTCATAATCTTTCCAAATTCCCAACGTAAAAATTTCAGACTCAAGTTTAGCAAGATCTAGGTCTTTCCATGATGTTTTTTCATCTGACTTTATTGCCTGATCTTTTACATTTTCTTCTGAATTACTACTTACTTCTATTCCACCAGCAATATCTAAAACTTTATATACAGTTGGAAGGTCCATGTTGTCTTCAATAAGTTCTGTTGATGTTGATATTTCTGGGCAATACTGCTCCATTGCTATTCTTACGCATTCAACCAAAATAGATATGGCTTCATCTTCTGTACTTGACTCATTAACTTTATGGAAACAATCCATAAAATCTCTTAGGTATTTTATTTTTAATGGACCAAGTTCAAGTTCTCTGCCATTAATTAACTTTATTTTTTGTACATTATATATTCTAGTAGCCATTATTTCATTATACCAAACAACAAAGCCCACCTCCGAAGAGATGGGCCTGTCGTATAATCTATTAAATTATGAAGCAGGTGTCCAGGTACGATCTACGATCTTACCATATGAACCTGATGTGTCTTCTGGAAGAAGACGGAATGAAACCTCAAACATAGATGCTTCGTCACGCTTTGCTGATACTGTAACATTTTCAATAGAAAGTGCACGGTATGCTGTGTAAACACGCTCTACGTAAGAAGAATCTACGCAGTCTCCTGTTCCTGGGCCTACTGCAACGATAGCACGTTCAACTGGACATTCGCCGATATCTCCTGCGGAAAGATTCAATGCTCTTCCGTTTGAAGTTGACTTTGTTCCTGAAAGTTCGTCATCGTTATAAGCCAAAGAAAGAAGAAGGTTTTCTAGTGTTGCTTCAGCAAAAGCAGTAGCAAGGTTTACCTGCATACCCTGCTTGTAAAGTTTAGCAACGTCAAGAATCTGGTCAACTCTAACTTCACCGAAGTCAGGTTGGAACTGCAGTTCAAGACCATTCATTGTGTAACCAACATTGGTGTAATCAGCATCATTTGTAAGTGTATCTCTGTAAGTCTTTGAAGACTCAAAAGCAGTTACGTCTGCTGGTGTTAGTGTTGTGTCAGCAATAAATACTGCTGCTGCACCAACGATAATGTTAGTTGATGTACCACGACTATAGTTAGCCATATTTTCACCTCTTTTTCCTAAATAGGGTTATTAAGTTGTTTGGCGCTGTTTCCTCAAGTTTAATTATAACAGCCTTTTAAATTGTTATTTTTTGTGCTGGTGGAGTTTCTGGCTTCCAGCCAGGGTTAGAAATATCACCTATGCTATGGTAGTCAAATTCAATAATAATTTTATTTCCGCCATAAGTACGAGCAGTTCCAAAATCAATAATATCCCTTACTTCTTCAAGTTGGTATACCTTAAAATTATGGAAGTAGAACTGGCAGTCTATAAGATCCTCCACAGTGGCTGTACCAAGGTTTACCTGGCGATTAGAGCACCAATCATTGACCTCCTGTGCTGATTCATCCATTCTGTCTAAAAGTCGTAAAACGGCTTCCTGTACCTGCACCATTTTTTCGGTTACTCCATCTGTTGTTCCATAAAAATAATACATTAATTGCTCACACTTAATATGGGGAAAACCTTTTTTATTCATTCTAAATAATCTATCCCAGGTTGCCATAACCCCAGAGTATCCATATCTTTGGTCATCAACAACAATCCACTGCTCTGTAAGATCATCAATTGTACTTGGAGTTGTAGGGAAAAATGGTACGCCAATGCCTATTAAATTAGTTAATTTAGATTGAAGATATTTATTTACCCATAGTGTTGGTGTATTTAATAAAGAGTTATTAGCCATTTAGTGTTCCCGCATTTCCTATCCAACTATATCCAACCTGTAATCCAAGTTGTCTTCCACGATTTTTTCCTTTTGAAAAATTTGTTTTGTACAAAACTGGATTTTCTAAATAATCAATTATACCGCTTGTCTTTAAAAATGCTTGGCTAAAATATTTTGTAAAAAATTCAGAATATACTTTTTCAAATGATCCTTTAACTAAATCTCCTCCAGGATTATTAACTGTAACTTCATTTCTAGTAAATACTTCTTCTCCGTTATAATCAAACGCAAGAACGTCTGATCTTATGGGAGCAATAGTAACTGGGATTCCTTGTTCCATAATTCTTGCCTTGTCATAGAATGGTTGGTTTGATCCATCCTTAATTGTTGATGATTGAGAGAATGTATAATTAAAAGATAGTCCATAGTCATTAACAAAATAATTAAGATTAAATAATCTTGCATTTGGGCTTCCAGTTTGCTGCCACTCATAAACATGGTGAAGCATTGAAGGGTTAAGTCTTGCGCTAGAATCAACAAATTGTTTTGCTGACTCTACAAGCATTTTTCCAAGATTTCCAAAAAATCTTTTTTTACCCTTTTGCACACCTTCTAAAAAACCTTCTGAATAATCAATAATATTTTTAATATCTTTAGTTAATTGTTTAGTGTTTATTATTAGTTTTGTCATATATCTGTTGCCTGATTTTCGGAACGTCTTAAAATTACCTTGTAGTATTCTATTTTATTTAAAAATCCTATAATTGGCTCTATGGATGCTATTTCATATATTGTTGAATGTCCTGATCTTGGTCCTGAAGTTTCTAAATATATAGTAGGCTCATCATGTGTCTTAATGTTTGTTACAACTATATTAGTTAATGAGTTCATTTGTTTTTGACTAGAAACTCTAATGTCCGTTTTTGATCTTCCTATTAGAATACTTTCTTTTGTTATATTTACATTTGGCTTAACTTCTTCATCAGAAGATGCGGTTCCTTTTATAACAAAATTACATGCAAATTGTCTATCAAGAATCCATTGCTTTTTTACATTTCCATATGCGCCTTGGTCAACTATTGGGTAATAAACATCCGCAAGCATGGGAAACATGAAGTCGGTATTTTCACATACCTTACTCATTACAATATCCCTGGCGTACGAAGATCTGTTATATATTTATCTAAAATGGTGTCAACTAAAATATTTCCAGTACCTGAAAACTTTGAAGAATTATATTTTAAACTAAACTGATCTGTTTTATAGTCTGAAACGTAAGCCTTATAGTGATCCATTTTGCCACAAGCAATATCATCAATTAACATTAATGTTGCTTCACGTATATCATTAGGAATTACTTTATACCCTGCCTCATATACAAAAATATAATCATATCCTTCTGGAAAACTTACTGAAGGATTTTTTGTGTTCGTCCATAGATTGTCAAAATTTTCATATGGAGCATATGCATAAAATGAGTCTGAGCCTGCATCTCTATATTTTAATGGTTTTCTTTCTGCACGATTAAAAGAGTCTGACGATGAAGAGTCTGTAGCAACTTTTACTATTGCTGTGGTATCTTTTGTTATTAAATAATTATAGCCATCAAGTGCTGGAATATTTTCAGATATATCAAAAACTAATTTTCCATTTTCATATACTTGATTAATTTTATATGCAGAGTTCCATAGTGGCATGTAGTCTGTTCCTTGTCCTACAGTTTCAAGTATTTTTTTCTCAAATGTAAATCTAGTTCCAACCACAGAGTCAATAATTGCTCTGGCAATTCTTTCATTATATGAAGCATTTGCAATTTCTGTAGCAGTTGTGCCTAGTGTATTAGGATTGACATATGGCCTAACTACAGTTAATATGTCTTCAACTACAAGATTTCCTGGCTCTTCATCAACTGACTCATATATTGTTACATTGTAATCGTTGTCATATTTTACAAAATCTCCAGTTAAAGTATAAGTAATTTGAGAGTTTGAATTTGATGTTAGCGTGTTTGATCCAGACACTGTTTCATCATCGTTTTCAATATATAAAAAATATTCTGTATTTGCCTCTGGCACATCATACTTTACTTCTAGTGGAAATGGTGGGAGTCTTAGAACTATCATTATTATTTACCGTAGTGTTTTGCTACTTCTTGTGGGGTCGCAATGCGAACCGACTTATGAGTTAGCCACTTTTCGGAAACCTCCTTGCTTACAATATTATAGCCTTTTACGACTTCTCCAACACCATTCCAGAATACGTTTCTTTCTGAAAATATTGCTACCTTCTCTGGTGCTGTTTCTTTTATTTTTGTTAGTTTTTCTGTTTCTTCTTTTGGTGTCCAACTAGCAATAACTTCAAGCATGTGAGCCTTTGTGCTTACCCCGAATAGGTCAATATTGTTCTTCTTTGCATAAGACTTTATTTCCATAACAGTCTTTTTAGACAAATCTTCAATAATAGACATTAGTTCCTCCTATGTCATTATACCAGAATTAGCGCCGTCTTCTTCCTTTACCAAAATTATTTTGTAGTGGTAAACGAATTCCATTTGGTGTTCCAGATGGATTTACAGCATTTGGTCCAGATGTATCTCCAAGCGTTGCCCCAGATGTTCCCAAAGTATTAACTTGCAAACCGCTTGGACCCATAATAATAACACCAGGGGTTCCTAAAGATTGAATAACTCCTTCAGCAACGTGTGTGTGATTCTGTGGTGTTCCTGGATATGACATATTGCTCCTAAAATTGAATAAGGAGGGTAGTTTTTACGCTACCCTCCCTATAAATTGTTTCAGCGATTATGAGTTTGCTGCTGCTGTTGCGAATGCAACTGCATCAAGTTCTTCCCACTGAATACCAAAGCGGACGAATACTGTGTACTCAATTGTGTCCTTCTTTGGTTGGTAGAAACGGTTTACAGTGATATCACGTTGGAATCCCCATACACGGTTCTGAGGGAATGTAAGATCTACATAACCTGCAGGGTAGTAAGGAACTTCCTGAACTTCAACACCGAGAACACGAGTTGTACGTGCTCCACCAAATGTCTGAGCATTGCCGTCATAGTATGACTGACGCATTGCTTCTGTTCCACCAAGACGTGGTGTAAATGCTTCTGCAATTGCATCAGCAAGTGTACCGTTGTTCTTGACGATTCCCTGGAATGCATCTGTACCAGCATAGAACTTAAGATTGTTCTTGATTGCACGATACTTACGTGGCATTGCAAGGATGATATCCTGAAGTACTGGTGTTGTCCAGTTATTATCAGTAACTGTTACGATAGACTCGTGTGAGTCTCCATCCTGTACCTTTGAAACAAAACCTTCCATAATGTTAAGGAAAGCGTCTCCGCCTGCTCCAGTACCATTAATTGCAAGATCTTCAATGTCGTTTGCAAAAGCGTTAGTCATCAAACGAACAAGATGGTCTTCAAGAGCGCCACCTTCTACGTTATCTTCTAGTGCTTCTGTTGATACTTCCCAGTCAAGACGAATCTTCTTAGTAGTCAATTCAACCTTTGAGAAAGTTGCGCCTGCATTTGTGAATGTAGGGTCTGCTTGTGCTGCTGCACGAATTACACGCTCACCAACGTTAACTTTTTCAAGTTCCATTGTGTTGGCTCTCATAGTAACTCTACGTCCATCCTTAGCGAGAACTGTAGCATCCCACACATAATCAATGAAGCGACGTGCTTGTTCAGGCAATAGGATACCACCTGGTGTTCCAACTGGGTTTACACCAAGTTGAGCATCACCGTAGTTTGCACCAGCAATGTTACCCATAACGCCGACACGACCATTAACAATGGCTGCTGCGTCTGCGGTAGAACCAGATGCTACTGCGCCTTCACCTGTGTGGCCATGGCCTTCAGTTGTACCTGGATAGTTTTTTACGATATCTTCTGACATATTGTTCACCTCCTAGTGATTTTTATGTTAGTTATATAGGTCGGAGAATTTGAGGAAACGTCCGCCCCATAGGGATTTTTGAACTGGAGTTGAGTCCAGTTCCTGCACGATCTCGCCTAGATCGCCAGACTTGCGGAAAGCGGTGTCCTTTTCTACGGAATCAACTCTCTTTCCAATTTCATTAAAAGTACCCTTGATCTGATTTACATCAGTTGTTGTGGCATCAAGAGACTTCTTCATATTAGCAACTTCATCACCAAGTGACTTAATTGTTGCTGCTAGATCGCCAAAGGCATTAGTAACAGATTCCTTGATTTCTGCAATTGCATTTGCAATTACTTCATCAGCCTTTGCAGCATCTTCTGCTGCTGGTGCTTCAGGAGTCTGAATTGCATCTTCTACTGAAGATGTAGCACTATCTTCTACAACAGAATCAGACTTTTCTGCTTCAGCAACTGGTGCTTCTGCTTCTACGACTGCTTCTGGTGCTTCTGTTGGTTGTGCCTCTGGAGTGACCTCTGCGGATACTGCTTCTGCTTCTGCAACTGGTGCATCAACTACTGCTGTTGTATCTTCTGACATAGGGTTTACCTCCTTGTTAATCTTAGAAGTATTAATGCCTTTAGCACTATCAACTAAGAACTTTATCATGTTTGCTTTTTCTGAGTCATTTTTTTCTACAAAACCAATGTTTTTCATTTCGTTTCCACTTACTGGGCTAACGTATGTTTCTTCATCAGATGTTAGAACAATTCCTGTTTCTTCATCGTAGAAAACATTTTCTACAACTACATCTGCTAGGTCACCCTTAATAACATCTACACCGTCAACTTTTTCAACAGACATAATGCTTGCAAACTGATTTGCTGGTGAGTCTACAAGACTTAACTCTACAAGATCGTAGTCTTTAATAATTCTAATTGATTTTTCTAATTCTTCATTATATGCATCGTCCCACTTATTCATTCTTCCCCCGATTGAAAAACCAGTATAGGTTCCATCAAGAACCTTTTCCCATGCATCTGCTGCACCCTTTGAAATATAAGTTGATACATAAACACCTTTATAAAACTTTTTTGTTTCTGGATCAAAATACTTTTCTTCTTTAAAAGAAATCATTTTTCCTACGGCTGATGGCTGATGCATTTCACGAATATTTCCACGGAATTTTGCAAATGCCTTCATTGAAGCCTCTGTTGTTACAATATCATATTGCTTGTCAAGATTATCAAGAGAAGCAAATCCAGAGACTATACGCTTTTCTACGTCTACTTTTCCAAAGGGCATTGATAGACGAACATTGTCGCCATCAGTGGTCCAAAAAGCCTTATTTATGTTCATATCGTATTCCATTATACCAAATGTTTATGCAGATTTCTCAACTATTGAGACGCTCTGCCTTCACCCTTCGGATTACGTCCAGACACTGTTGCTGGTCCATCTGACTGGCTATTTGTTCTTTCTGCATCTCTAGAACGATTTCCATTTGCTCTTGAGTCTGCTGCCTGTCTTGGAGTTAACTGTAGAGGAATGTCTCCATGCTCAGCCTGTGGTAAATCTAAAATCTCACGTGCCTCATTAGGAAGCATAATCTGATTCTTAACATATCGCTCAAGAATTTGAGACTGTGCGATCTCATCTGTAAGAGTAAGTTCGTTAAATTTAAACTGAAGAATATCCGTTCTTTCTTTAATTATTTTTCCAATAATTTTTTCAAGATGCTGTTGTTCTGGGCGAGACACTTGCTCTTTAAAGGTTCTATCTTGTGAGAGTGCTGCTGCAAGTCCTGATTCTGATCCACCAAGTTTAGAGATAGGTACCTGATGTGCAATTAAAATATCATCACGATTTTGCTTGCGATATTCTTTAAATGAACCGTCTTGAATACCATTTTCAATAGGATCCATTTTAAACTCAACCTTTGACTGATCATTATCTCCAGGAAGTGGTATGTACAAAGTTCTATGTGATTGTGACTTTAATCCTGTCTGCAAGAATCTAAACATTTTATCTTCAGCATCAGCAGACAACTTAGCGCCTTTAAGAGTAATTACATATCTTGGTACCGCTTTATTTTCAAAATAATCAATATTATATTGTGAAGCAAGTTGGTCACCAATAAGTGAAGGAAGCGCTGCAACAATATCTGGAACTCCATAGTATGTGTTTAATGGAGAATAATCTTTAAAGTGAATAATTTCATTTGGACGATTATCTGCTGTTAATGGGTTTCTGTTTGTAGCACCAAAGTTTCGGAAATAAACAACCTTTGGTCCAATGATTTGAACATATCCATCACGGATACGACGAACACGCATTGTAGTTGATGGAATATGACCTAAGTATCCAATTTCCCCACTTACCGTTCTTCCAATTTCCATATATCCGTTTCCAGTTGCCTGAAGATCTGTATAGATTTTTTCCATTGTACGTGTAAAACTATCATCATCGTTTAAAGACTCAAGCCAATCACGAAGTTCTAACTTTGCTCGTTCAATACGATTACGAGCACGACTGGTTGCTGCTTGATCTGAATTATTTTCAAGACTCATCATTGTGCGATCTGTTACATCAAATCGGTAACCAAGACCAACAACATTTTCTACCTTTGCGTCAATCGCAGCATGATTAGCAAAAGAAGTATCATAAAAGTTAGCAAGTTCGTACATATTGTACGGTGGTGTAATTACATCAAATAGTCCGTAACCATTTCGGTACACTAAGCCAGGGTTTATTGCCTTTGATCCAGAATCTTTAAGTCCTTTAGGATCAGCATTTGCTGAATCAAGATAAGGGGTACTAAGAAGATCAATGTTTCCATTTGTAGCAAGATAACCTTCTTGCGTCATTGCCTTGTTTACTTGTCTGGTTATACGACGTTTAAAGTTATCTTCAAGTCCCCCAAGATTTTTTAATTCGTCCCAAGACTTATTAAAAGGATCACTATTCTTAAACTGGCTCTCTTGTTTTTCGTTTGTTCCAAGCCTTGCTTCAATATAATCGCTATTACTCATCAAACTGATCCTTGCCTGCCTTGTTAAGAGTTTGTTGTGCTGCATGCCAAGCACCAAGATCATTCATTGATGGAATTAATCCAGACTTCATTCTGTCCATTTGCTCTGAATATTCTTCGTCTGTAATTCTTGTAAGACCAGGTACAAATACGGCTTCACCGTCTCCCTCATCCCCATAGTGCTTTGCTGCTGCCTTTAATTCTGCAATTTTTGTAAGGTCGTTACGCATAGATTCAATATTAAGTACGTTTCCGCTACCATCAGTAAACCACTTACCATTTGATTTCTTATATACGTATAGACCCCAGTTATACTTCTTTTCAATTACTTGTCTGCGAACATTTTTTACTAGTGGTTCGCCAGTTTCAGGGTTAATTAATGAATCCATAACCATCAGTATACCACATTACACTGGGGTTTTGACTATGGACTGCCAGTTTTTCTCGGTATATATCTTTAATTTGTCATCATCAAACAAAATTCCCTCTTGATCATCAACAATAATCTTATTGGTTCCTACATAAGATTTATAAATATCGTCTGGATTTGTTGAATATAGATTTGAGGAAGAAATAACAAGAACCTCTTGCCATACATAGTCGTTGACCCAGTACTGCCAGTCTAGATCAATGATTCCATCATTTTTAACGCTAATCCACGGTCTTGATATATACCTTTGAAGTTGCTGAAGGCTGTTTGCCTGATAGTATGAAATATTGTTAAAAAGCATGGGGCCACTAAGACTAATTGCTCCAGTATAGGAGTCAAAATTTAAAGAATTTGAAAAAGAAATACCAAGGGATAGCCACTCTCCAATACCAATTTTTGGCTCTCTAACTAAAACACCATTTACATAATATGCAATTCCACTAACATCTTCTCCAGTTAGTAAACTTTTTGCATATATTGTTGCCCGATTTTTTTTATTGGTGTCTGCAACAAAATAAAACTTAATTGTATCGTTTTTATGTCTTATGTCAAATAACTCTAACGAGTTATCGTCAAATGATACTCCGTCATACCTCATCCAAAGTTGAGCAGCATTAATCTGATAAGAAGAAGACTTTGAATCATTTATTGATATTGCAACTCCACGACTTACATCAGCATCAAAAGTTCCACGAATTTTTATTCCTGAATCTTTTGTTAAATAAAGGTACGGACTGCTTCCTTTATAAATACTAAATGGGTTTTTTGTTTTATAGTCATAATACAATCCAGTTTTTTTATAAGGAAACATTTTAACACCAAACTTTGTGCCAATTTCATTAAATGAGTTATCGTTTAAAGACTGAGAAGCAATTTCTAGTTTTTTAATTTGCAAAGATTTCTTAATAGTTCCACGGACAAAAAATTCAATATGATAAACAATTGCAAGTTCGTTAAAATCAATAGTTTTACTTGGATACAAAAGTGTTCCATTGATAACTTCAAACTTAGTTCTTAGCCAATTTGGATATAGGTCAATGTCAATAACTCCATCAATATTTGGCTTTTCTTCATAAATAAAATAGTCCTGTTGTTCGTTTGCCCCATTTTCTATGTATTGAAAAGTTATATATGTTTTTACAAAAGCGTTTTCTGTATCATAAAACTGATACGGCTCTACAAGTTGTTCTCCAATTATTGATGTTGATGGATAGTCAATGTTAAACTGTAAAAAATCTAAATCATAATATTCTGTACCATTTTTATTTTTAATATTTTTTCCAAAATATGATAATGGTTGATAGTCTTCCCAATACCCGTATGAAGAAATATCAAAATAAAAAGAACCATACTCTTCAATTGGAACAAGGGTATAACTTGCTGTATGATCAAGTAAATCCTGAGAAGAAGATAGCAAAGCAATTCCATTATCATCAAAATGATCTTTAATTATTCTTGAGTTAAACTTTGTAGAAAAACCAAAAGAATACATTTTTCCAGTAAAAGAATACTGTGGATTATCTTCTCCTGCGACATAAAGTTTTAAACCATTTCTATTTCCAAAAAATGTTGAAACATTTCCACCAAAAACATTAACCAAATCTTCTATGATAAAACCAACTGAAAATTTTTCATCCGAAATGATTTCATCTGATGTATATATTTCTTCTTCAATTCCATTATATACAAGATAATAATATATCTGGTCATTATTTTTTCTTACACCAAAAAAGTTTCCAGTTACAGAATTATAAATCTTAAACAGTGTTTCTTCTGAAGATAAACTATCAGAACTAAATATTCCAAAAACAGCATGGACCTCATCATTTAAAACATTAAAAGAATTAAAATTAATATATGAGTGATTATTGTCCCATTCAGAGTTTGGATGAAAAGTTGTAAACTTATAATCTTCAGATTGTATGTCTTGATTATCTAGATAAAAATCATTTAGTGACTTTGTTCCAGTAACTATTTCAGGCAAACTATAATTTGGAAGAGTCAAGTATGATGACGTTGTTGCAATATTGTCAAAGTTTCCTTGTGACCATTGTGCAAAATTAGGATAAGAGTAATTTGCTGTGTAACCAGCAAATGGGTAATCAATAAAAACTGATGTTCCATTATAAGAAGAGTTAATTGCTTGTGTTGGCAAAACTGCTTGACCATATACCAGTCTACGCTTTGCAACATTGATTGGCACCTGATAAGGGTATATGGCTACACAGTCAATTTCAAACGGATCAACATCATTATACGCATAAAACCCTAACCAGTCTTGATTTTTATTTTGACTATCAAGTTCGTTTGGCAAAGAAAGATTGTCTGTGTCTATAATAAAAGAAATAACTTGTTCTCCATTAATTAATACTGATGCTGAGTCACGAATTAATCTAATCTGAATAAGCATTGGCCTAAACCATTCTCCAACAAAATGAGAACCAAAAACGTTTCCAATTGCAAAAGTAAGAAAACCATTATTTACATACAAACCATCTGATGAGCCTATTGGACCAAAAATTCTTTTATCCGTAGTTGCACTTGAATTTATTCTTGCCCAAAATTCAACTGTATAGTCAAGGTATTGACCTTTTTTATTTAAAAATCCTTTGCCAGGCACAATTATAGAAGCGTTATCTGATGGTAAAACCTTTGTTACATTTGTTGAACCATAAACCATTGGAATACTTGTATTTCTTGCAAGCAAGCCATTAGAATTTATGTAATATCCATTTTCATCAGAGATTCCATATGGTTCCACTACTATTCCTTGTTGTCCACCATATATAGCAATTTCTGACGGAATGCTTGTTGAGTGTACACCTAAAGATGTTACATTAAACTCTTCTGACCACTGACCAGCAGTTATTCCATTTACATAAAACCTATATGCTTCTGTTGTTACCGCACCAGAGTTTGTTGTTATTTTTAAAACAACTCTAAACTCAGCATCAATATCTGGCGTTTCAAATGTTTCAGAAACAAAAAGCCAAGCCTGTGTTGAATTTGTTTCAAAAGTTTTCATATTAGAAATATTTGCTAATGTATCTGGGTCTGTATATTCATATCCAATAGAAATTGATTGCATGTATGCACTATCCGAAAATACATAAGATCCAACACAAAAACTTCCAAAATCTTGATTTAGTGAATTAAAATTAACTAGGTTTGGACTAACAACAATAATATCGTTTGTGTCTCCAGACGGGACATCACCCTCAAGAACTGTTGTTGGGCTATCTATAAAAGGTTCACCAGTTATTGCTGTTCCTGAGTACGATATGCCACCAGAAATATCCCATTCTACATCAATCTCTCTTTGTGACTCATTAATTAAACTTAAGTAGTCTAACTTATCATCTAATGACCAAAGACCTATGGGGTGTTCCGCAAATACTTTTTCTGCATATAAATTTGATGGAATAGACATTGTTCTCCTATCCTCTTATTATAGCAGGCTAAAGACTAGTAAAACTTAATCTCACATGCATCAGTTGAGCAATATGCTTCTCCTGCTGCCTCAAGATTTTCAATACCATCATAAATAGCAGACCAGTCAATCTTTCCAATCTTACCTACGTATGCATTGTATTCTTCTCTTGTAATTTCTGTATAAGGTTGCTGTGGATAAGTCTTGTTGCCCATTGGAAGGAATGATACTGCCTTGAGTTGTCCCTCGTACATATTGAGTGCTGGAGCAACAAACTTCTTCTCTTCTTCCTTATCAAATGATAGAGTTACAGAAACACCATTATCAGACCAGTACTTCTGAGCAGTTGCTGCCAAACCAATTTTTTCAAATAGGCTAACTTGTTTTTCAGAACGCTTGTGTCCTGATGCAACTGGGAAATATACTACTGAAGTATTTGCTGATACTAAATCGTCTTCAATTTTATACCCCGCTGCTTTGAATAAATGAAGCATTGGATCTTGATTACCAAAACGAATAGCACGAAGATAGAATTCTCCTCCAGGTCCCCAGTGAACTCCAGGGGTAGCACCAGAAAGAAGTGATACAGATCCTGATGGCTTAACTGTTGTTACACGAACTGATTCACGAACACAAAGCCACTCTGAATATGAATGATCATATTTACGAATTGTATTATATCCTTCGTCCATCCACTCACGAATAACTGGAAGTCCGTGCTCATCAGCAAAGGCAGCAATACCTGTAAGAGATGTACCAATACGACGATTACGCTGCATAATACCGTTTGTCTGTTGCCAGTGTGTTGGCATAAGAGTTACAGTCTTGCCGTAGAGGTATGCAAACTTCAATGTCTTGAGGAAGTCTTCCTTAGATTCATGACGATTTAGGTGCACTTCTACAAGTGTGCAAAGTTCGTATGATTCCAATGGCTGCTCCGCACACGGATTAAATCCCATAATGCGAGTGTCCTTGTAGTCAGGAGCATCTGCAAGACGGCCATAATTACGAGCAACATCAAGCCAGATAAAACCTGGCTCTCCATTGTCTGCAATTAAATCTACATAATCTTCATACTTAGTTCCAACTTCAGCAGCGATTGAATTATTACTCATCCATGCCCAACCTGGCTTTTCTGGATCATATGAATTTCTTTCTGGAAATACTTCTGGATTCTTAAGATTAATAAAACCTTCATCTTCTGGTACACCAAGTGCAAGAGTTGCAGAACGACGAACATTTCCAGAAACAACACAGGTACCAATAAGGTTTACAATATCTACAATAGCACGACTGTCTAGGGCTTCTCCTGCTCTAGAACCTATTACATTACGAATACGTGTATGGAGATCAATAAGTGGTTGTGGACCGCTTGCAACGCCTCCAAAGCCCTTAATAGGGGCTCCTAGAGGACGGATAAGGTCATAGTTGAATTCCTGAATTGGCTGATTCTGGCGTAAAAATGAGTTGATTAAAAGACGAACTGATTCTACCCATCCTTCACGAGTATCTGGGATTTCATAGATTGATGCTGGCTCTGTAGGAGCATAAATAGACATTTGCTTGTCTTGTCCAAGGGTATCAAATCCTACACCAATACCCAACATTAATGCATCCATTACCCAAGCAAATAATGCACCAGGATCATTACGATCAATGTCACGAGTAGAAACCATAGCACAGTTTTGCAGGGAAGCAGAGTTACGCTTCTCCATAGTCATAGGTGTACCAAATGCCCAAAGACCACGACCTGGTGGTGTCCACTTCAATTCAAACATTCTTTGAAATGCTTCTTGGGCAGACTTCTGAGCCTTATTATCGTTCCATGGAAGACGGTTATCCTTAGCATGGTTCTTCTGTACTGAGTACATACCCTCAATTACACGACGGCAAACTTCATGCCAGCGTTCTTTAGTTCCATCTTCCTTAACACGAGAATATGTACGAATAAATGTAATCTCTCCTAACGAGTTGGACCCTGCATCTGAGAATCCAAATGGTGCTGGAGTGTTATTATATTTATTTACAAATTCATCTGAAAGACGAAAAGAGAATACGGTTTCTGACATTTATTTACCTTTCATAGCAAAAATAAGTTGAGTACTTTGTAAATTCCAAAGTAGTGTTAAGTATATCATACAATTAAAAAGAAAAACACGCTCAATAAGAGCGTGTAAATCTTTAGTTTAGAGTTAGTGCTTTACTTTTTTAAAGGTACTATGCACCAATCAACATTAATTCGCTAAATGCTGCACCTGCTGCTGCTGTTCTCCACTCTGGAGCAGTTCCTGCATCATTCATGTACATTACCTGATTTGCAGAACCCTTTGGAAGTTTAGCAAGAGTATCTGTTGCTGAAGCATAAATCATATCTCCTGCAGTAAACCCTGTTAGGCCAGTACCACCAAGTGTTGTTGCTACTGTATCAAGGTCAAACTGACTTGTTCCAACATTCCATGAAATTCCAACGCCAGCAAGAGTAGACTGGTCAACCTCTGCGTTGCTAACTGCACTATCTACATATGATTCTGTAGCAACATCAAGACCACCTAATGTGATTGATGAGGCTGCAAGACCTGCTACTGCAAGATCATCAAGAGATCCTTGGGTAAAGTCAACTGTTGTTGCTGGTTCTGTAGTTACACCCTTAAATAGTTTCCATGTGCTTGCAGATGTGTCTTTTACAAGACCAGCATGTTTTGCAGTACCGTCATTATATCCAACAACAAGACCTAGGTCAACTGTATTTGCTGGATTATTGTGTGCAATCTGAACAAGGTTATCTTCAATTGTAATAGATGTTGCGCTTGCTGCAAAGTTAGTACCATTTACAGTAAAGTCACCATCTACAATAAGATCATCAGTTGTTACTGTACCAGTAAATGTTGGTGAGGCAAGTGGTGCATATGTTGATGATGCTGTTGCTGAAGCCAACTTGTCATCTAACTGAGACTGAATTCCTGATGTAACACCATTAAGATATCCAATTTCAGTGTCTGAAACGTCTGCTACACGAGCCTGAATTGTTGTTGTATCAACATCAAACTGAGAAGTTGCAACGTTCCATGAAATTCCTGATCCAGCAAGAGTAGACTGATCTACTTCTGCGTTTGAAACTGCACCATCTACGTATTCTTGTGTTGCAATTGTAACTATATCTACAGAAATTGCTCCAGTTGCATCATCATATGATAGACCAGTTCCTACAGCATTTCCTACAGCATCTTGTGCTCTTTCATCTGTAAAATACTTATTAGAAGTTCCTTCTGTAAGAGCATCTGTTGTAGAATCCGCAACTCCATTTTCTGCAGTAATAGTAAGACCATTCTTATCACCTGTAATAGTGATGTTAGACTTTGATGCACCAGTTAGGAGTGATGCTGCAAAAGCCTTTGTTGCTAGTTCTGCTGTGTCTGCAATACCGTGAACATTTGTGGTATCGTTTTGATGGTTTGTTAGATTTGTAGCAACTGTTGTGAAGAATGATGGGTCATCTCCAATGGCTGCTGCTAGTTCATTTAATGTGTCTAGTAGACCTGGAGCACCGTCAATAAGGGTGTCTGCGTCTACGAAGTAGTTAAGGTCAGCCCAGTGATTAGTACCATCACCAATTTTAAATTTATTATTATCTGATTCCCAACCAATTTCACCTGGATTAAGGATTGGGTTTGCAGTTGTCCACTGCTGTGCAGTTCCTCTGCGCTGTTGCATTCTTATTGCCATTTTATATACTCCTAACGTATATTATTGTTATTATACCAGATAATTAATTAAAATTATCAACTGCAATTCCACCATCCCAGGTTGACTCAAAAGCATTTTGATTATAGTAGCCAGCATCTACATAATCACCTGGTTCATTGTAATACCCAGCATCTTTAAAAATACTTACAACAAGACCAGTTCCGTCAATTGCAGTATCGTGAATATGCTGTGGTAGATCTAATGTATCATCAAGTAATGCCAATGAGTTCCATGCAGAATTAATGTATAGATATAAATGCTCACTTATCTCATCAAAAAATAACTGACCTTCTTCTGCTGGGGATGGAAAAGAACTTCCTGCAGGAACTCTAAAGTCAGCAATTGCATCATCTACATATTGTTTAGTTGCTGCATGATTATTAAGGGTAGGAGTGGCAACAGTGACTGTTCCTCCGAATGTACCGCCGTTTGCAACGACAAGTCCATTCTTTACTTTAAAGTCTTTGTCTACTGTTGCCATCTCTTACTCCTCGTTAATTATGCTAGTAGTGTACCAACAACAGTTACTGTTGAAGTATTGTTAGTTGGTGTTACACGAAGTCTTACATTTGAGCCATCAACATCTGCAGTTACAGACATTGATGAACCATTTGTTCCAACAGTTGCGTATTCTACAATTGCAACGTTGTCAGATGAGTCAAGTGTAATAAGAACTTCTGTAAGTTCTGTGTGTGAGCCGTATGCGGTCTTAACAAGGAACTTTGCTGAACGATAATCTGCCTTAGCAAATGAGTAAGCAGTAACTGCTGAACCACCTGTTGGGGCAGAAACTGTTGCTGCAATCTGCTTAGCAACTGAGTTAACCTCAACTGCTGTGAAGTTTGGAACAACTGCTTCAAGCGCATCTACTGCACGAGTATTTGTGAAGTAAAGATTTGTTGTACCTTCTACAAGATCATCAGTATCAGAATCTGCTACGCCATTTTCTGCTGTGATGGTAAGATTGTTGCTTCCATCTGCAGTAATCTGAATGTTTGTCTTTGTAGCATTTGTTAGAAGTGCTGCAGCCTCTGCCTTTGCACGAGCATCAGTGTAGTAAAGGTTTGTTGCACCTTCTGATACATCGTCTGTATCAACAGATGCATTGATATAACTATCAACTCTTGCATCTGTGTAGTAAAGGTTTGTTCCTTCAGCAATATCTGATGTTGTAAGGTTATCAACTGTTGTGCTTAGTGATGAGATTTCTCCATCAACATATGCCTTGGTTGCTGCATCCTGATTGTTTGTTGGCTCTTCAAGATTGATGATTGTGTATGTATTTGCAGCATCAATGCTTGCGCTAAGAACTGTTCCAGAACCAAGAGTCTTATTTGTAAGAGTCTGTGAGTCAGATGTTCCAACAACATCACCAGTAACGCCGTGAACACCGTCTGTTAGATCAATGTGTGCATCTAGTTCTGTATCAACATAAGATCTTGTTGCTGTGATTGTTTCATCAATTGAGAACTCTGTACCATCAAGTGTAAGTCCGTTACCAGCAGTAAATGTGCCTGCACCAGAGAACTGAGTAAATGATAGTGCATCTGTACCAATTGTTGCTGGCTTAAGGGTCTGTACCCAACCTGTGTTTGCGTATGTACCAGAAGTTACGAAGATAAAGTCTCCGCTGTCTACTTCTGTTGCTGTATCAAAGTCTGTTGCACGAAGTGCTTGACCTGAAGCCTGAACTACGTAAATACCGTTTTCTGCAGCATTTGTCTGATCCTTTACAAGAACACGGTCTCCAGTAGCAAGTGTTACGCCACCAGCAGTGTCTCCATTTTCAAGACCATTTGCAATTGAGATGTTTCCCTGTATTGCAACTCTTGCTGATGCGTGAATATGAAGTCCTTCAGAAACTGCATCAACATATGCCTTAGTTGCAGCATCTGTGCTATTTTCTGGAGCACCAAGATTTGTAATCTTAAATCCACCTGCAGCAAGTTCTGAACCAAGTGTCTTGTTAGAAAGTGTTTGTGTATCTGTTGTTCCTACAACATTGCCTGTAACTCCGTGAACTCCAGAAGTAACGTCGTGTGCATTTAGTGCACTTGTTAGGTCTGACTCTGTTACAACAATTGAATCATCAATTCTAATTGCTCCACCAGAAATTTCAAGACCATTTCCTAGGTGTGCTGTGAATTCACCAGTATTAACATCGTAATTTAATCCATCTCCAGCAGATACTGCACCACGAGCACGAGAATCTAAGTAGTACTGATTTGTAGCACCTTCTTCAATATCGTCTGTGTCAAGTGCATCTACAATACCCTGTGCTGTGCCAGTTGTATCATATGCTGATGCTGTTGCATCAAGTGCACGTTGGTTTGTAAAGTACTGGTTTGTTCCTTCTTCAATATCTGAAGTTGTAAGAGCATTAATTGCTGATGTAATGTCACCATCTCTTGCAATATCTGAACCTGCTGCAATTGTAAGTTCTCCACCAGTTACTGTAAAGTCATCGGCATCAACAGATGTGATAAGTGTTTCTCCACCAATGAGGTCAAGTATGTAAGCATCACCATCTACTTCTGTAAGAATGGTGTTGCCATTAATTGTACCTGAATTGCCTTCAACGACAAGTCCGTTTTTGATTTTAAAGTCTTTGTTGACTGTTGCCATTTTTTATCTCCTTAAGTTAAGCCTTCAACCCAATACGTGCATAACGTAGGGTGATAGGGGTTATTCCTGGGGTTGGTGTAACAGTGAGGGCAACCGTGTTACTAACCCTGGAGACGCTAATGGTGCCAATATTCCCATCATTGTCTATCGTTCCATATTCGCTGACAGAAACATCTTCTCCATCAACTAGAATGGTCATCTCTGTGGCATAAAACTTGTTATCGCCAGCAGAAGTCTTTGCTATGGAGACAATGTACTTTACCATTCTCCATACCGTTGCATCAAAATTATCAAAAACAGTCACATTAGTAATATCACTAATGGTGTTTTCATTGTTACCAAAAGAACCAAGATTGGTTGCTTGTCCCGCAGTTGTGTCAATTAAATCTACATAGTCTTGCTGGGAGGGACGATCACCAGTCTCAAACTTGGTCTTTACGTTTGCAATTGATACTTGGGCCATGTATGTATTATAACATAATTAATTATAGATTTTTAAATAATCCAGTTACTGAAGCCAATAACCTGAATTCCAATTCCTGGGGGATTTGAAGAAGAGTAACCCTCAATACCAATAGTTGTAAATCTTACCCTAAAAGGAAGAACTGACTCAATCTGAGTCAATGGAGCAGAATACTTTATTCTTGTTATTGGATAATTTACAGGTTCTGGAATTGCTACTCTTTTTCTGTAATCATCAATAATTACAGCAGTAGCCATTAGTCAGTTACATCCTCAATGATTATCATCTTACCCTGGCAAACTGTCCAGACTCTATCTGCATCGCTTAACTCAACATCAAATACATCTCCAGTTTGAAGTTGAATTGTTTGTGCAGCAGTAAGAGAAACTGTAAACTCTCCTACTCCATCTAGTGGAGATGGTGCTGGAATAATTGTAAAAATTGTACCCGCTGAATCTTGAGAAATATCTCCTGCCACGTCTGGTCTTCTAAATTCACAAAGAATATTCCAATCTTCAATTGTTAATGGATCTTGGTTATCATCTGTTGTGTAAACTCTAAATGCAGCAGTATCGCCTCTAACAACAGTCCAATTAACAATTGGTGGTCTTAAACCAACGTCGTAAGAATTTTTTATTTCTTGCCCTCTATAAGTAGCCATAGTTCTTTTATTATATCATATATAACTAATAATATATTTTGTTATCAAATTGTTATAATCATATGGGACAAAACGGACATTGATGTTGTACTTGTCAGTAGATTGTGTTATACTAGATTATGAGACCAAAAAGGTCTCATTCGTTTCTTAGGAGGTAAAAACTATGAAAGAAACAAAAGTGTGGTTGGGGATTATGATTTTGGTGGTTTCATCTGCTATTTTTGCAAATAATGCAAATGCTACCTCTAAAAATAATTTACTAACTAAGCCCGTTGAAGTTACTGCTGCCGCCCAAAAAGCGGCATTAGTTGTTTCTAAGGCCAAAAAACTAGAAAGTTATGAAAACATGACACATCTAACAGATGTTCAGTTAAAAGAACTTTTGTCGCTTGTAGGCTTTAAGGGAAGAGACTTGGTTGTGGCTTGGGCTATAGCCAAGAAAGAGTCTAATGGTCGTCCTTTAGCATTTAATGGAAACCATAAGACTGGTGATTCATCCTATGGGATGTTTCAGATAAATATGATTGATGGTCTTGGCCCAGATAGAAGAGAAAAATTTGATTTGGACCATAACGCTGACCTATTCAATCCAGTCAAGAATGCAGAGATTGCATACTATATGTCCAGAGGTGGAGACGACTGGTCTTCTTGGAAGGGTATAACCCCAAAGACCAGAATGTGGATGGAAAAGTTTCCTAGTTAAAATTTAATGGGAATAAAAAAATCCCCCTAGGCTTTTGTGCTTAGGGGGTATTTTTTTTATTAATTTATTAGTTTAGTGGCAAAGAAACTACATTGTCTTCTGAATCTCTTCCAATAAATGAGTTTGTATCAGAATCATATCCCCAACCTGTTGCTGGATGTAGCAATGGATCAGACATTAGGCTTGTAATCTCAACTATTGTAGGATCGCTTAAAAACACTGCAGCCAGTCTATCATCGGTAAAAATGATCTCTGCAATTTCATCATCAACAACAAAGGCAATTGCTCTTGCTTGTTCATGAATAGGGGCTGTATTAACTTCTGTTGGAGGGTTTATGTCTCCTACTACACCCTCTTTTGGTCCAGTATCTTCTGTCATATTATTTCACTTCCTCTGTTTCTATGGCTTCCCATTTTCCTATCGGACAAAATGCTGATGCTAGTTTTGTCTTAAGGACCATTATACACCCACATTCTTTGCATTGCTTTGTTGCTTGAATAAGTCTTGGACAACCCTTACAGATTTCCATTCTTTCTTCCGCAATCTCTTTACTTACTTTCTTTTTTGTTGGATCAAGAAGATCCCACGGCTTTACTGCCCGTCTCTCTGTCATTTATACCCCTCTACTTTAGAAACCTGTTGTTTCAAAATCATCAACTGTATTGCCCTGATTTAGCGCTCCAGAAGAAGTTTTAATTATACCAAACTTATTTGATTTTGTATTAAAGGTTGGAGTAAGGTTTCTAGTTGTGTATGCTGTACCAGTATAGTTATCATTTGGATAACCGACAATCTGTACAGAACCATTAGATGCGGTAGCAACGGTCATTGATGATAGTTTTGGCGCATTGTTTGATGCGTCTGACTGAGCAATTTGAGTTCCAGATCCTATGCTGAAGTCTTCAATTGTGCTTGCTGAACCACCCTCAACCTTAATTGTTCTCATGTAGTTTGTAACAGTTGAAACTGTTGCATTTGTTCCACATGAACCGTTATAGTATTGAGTAAATCCTCCGATACTGCAGCAGAATGACCATCTTGAAATCTCTTCATTTTGGCAGTTAGCGCATCCACAACCAACGTTTCTTGGTGCAGATCCACCAGTTGGTGAATACTGTACATAAGTTGCTGAACAACTATAACTTACGCCAGTACAGCAACCACCTGGGTTACATCCGTTTCCAGAGCAACCTCTTGATGAATATCCTCCGCAGTTCACTGATGTTCCAACAGTTCCAAAACTATATGTTGCCATATAATTATTTGCATCTGTTGCCCAGTATACAAGTCCTGTTCCTGGTGTTAATGATCCAGCCTTTGTTGTTCCCCAGTTGCTGTTCATTGTGATTACTGCAACTGCAGTTGAAGAAACTGTCTCTGCTCTAGATCCATTAGCATACCAAGTACCTGTAAGTGCTTGCCATTCTGAATCAGCAGTTGTTGTATTTCCTAGTGAAATTGTTGTTGTTCTGTTAAATGTATCTCCATCTGCAAGTGGAACTGTATTTGGTGTAAGAGCACTTGATGTTCCTCCAGTAGAGTTTCCGTTTGCGTTAACTGCTAAAACGCTAAATGTGTAAGATACGTTTTGAGCAAAATTACCAGTAACTGTTAGAGGGCTTGAACTTCCTGAAACTGTTAATGGAATTGATGGATTACTTTGAACTAAATAACTAGTAACGGTTTCTCCACCACCATCTGCTGGTGTAAATGGAACAACTACTGTTGTTTTATTTGTTCTTGTAGGTGTGCCAGTAGTAGGTTGTGCAGCAACAGAAGTTGCAGTAACTGAAGAAGATGCAGCGGTATTTGCTGTTTGGGTTGAACCGCTTCCTCCAACTGCTTTTACAACGAATGTGTAAGATGTTCCTGACTGAAGTCCTGTTACTGTTATAGGGCTTGATGCTCCTGTTGCTGTAAATCCTCCTGGAACAGATGTAACCACGTATGATGCTGGTATTCCACCTTTTGAATTTCTTGCAAAACTGACTTGTGCTGCTGCATTGTTATAGCCACGTCCTGATCCAACATTTGATACAGCAGTAATAGATGGAATTTCTGGAACGTCTGCAATTTTTGCTGAGCCAGCAGAACCATCATTATACTTTTTACCTGTTAGGTTAGAATCACTTGCTTTTCTTACTGCCATAATAGATTACCTCAATCTTTAATTAGGAAATTTCTGAACCAAATGCTGCAAATGACATGTCTCCTGAAGAAGCATAGACACGAATTAAATCTGAAGCAGCAAGGGTTATTCCAACTGTAAGCATGATTGAATCATTTGCTGGAACTGTTGCTCCGTAAACAATCCAGTGCTTCTGAGTAGTTGAGGCATCTGCTGCTGGACGAACTGCAATACGATAAGTACCTGCTGTTCCAGCCTGATTACATATTGAAATTGTAGAAACCACTGCTGCTGCACCTGCTGTGTAGAGAGTTGTTTCTGTTGTTGCGCTAGGTGCTGCCTGCGCTAGAACTTTATAAGTTGTTGCCATGGTGGATCCTTCCGTTATTTACATATTGTATCATAGATTTTTTAACATCCCATTAGCATAATTACGTTTGGAAGCAAATCTATGTTTTCTCCAAGTGCAACCTCAAACCCATCAACTGTAATAGATGAGTTTACTAATGAACTATTGCCAATATTTGTTATTGTATTATTTAGTCCACTTATTGTTTTATTGGAGAAAGTTATTGAGTTACTTAGTGTTACCTCTGGTGCTGCCCATTCAAGCCCACTAGCGGTTCCAGAGTTAGCAGTTAAAACTTTTCCATTAGTTCCAACTGACAAAATTGATACAGTCCCAGGACTAGATGCGCTTATTAAAGCGCCCTTTGAGGTTAAGGCAGCAGTGCCAATTGTATCTATATTATTTATTTGAGTTTGCAAGTCGTTAATTGTGTATGCCATAGAAGGGCTTACTAAATTTGATGCATTTGTTTCATTAACATCATAGTCATATGACCCATAATGATATGCTCTTAATGCTGCCTGAATGTCAGCAGAATCAGCATACCCTGGTATTTTTGTGGGGATTAACTCGCCAATTGTTTCAACTGCCATATTTTCACCTCATAGAGATTATACCACAGTTGTGTTTACTGAAATAAACAGATAAACAGAAACATCTGTAGCAGTCAGTGTTTGCCAAGAACCGCTATACTCCATTGCCTTTATAGTTATTTGAAGATTTGAGCCAGAAACCTGGACATTTGATATAGAAGATGAAACTACGTTTGAATGCTTTATATTGTGCTGAATATTAAAACTTGAGGCAGTAAACGGAGATCCGCTAACTGTTGCTATTGAAGATATTGGAACTGTAATAGTTGCAGTACCAGAAGAAAAATCAACTGTTGTATCAAGTCTTGAATGCAGTGCTGGATTAACCCTTAGTATTTCTTCCCATTGATTTGATCCTGGCACTGATACATACTGATACATATAAGAATAATTTGTACCTGGAGAAACATTTATGTACAAATCATTTAGTAAAATATCTTGTCCAAATATAGTTCCGTTTACAGTAATTCCGTTTGGTTCTCCAGAGCCAACAAACACTTTGCTTCCTCTTTGTCCAGTTGGTCCTATATCAACTGCAACCTCAATTATATCTGGTGGAGCAATTATTGCAAGATCATCAGTATTTACGGGAATGGAAAGCATTAAACTGCTCCAGAGATATCGTCTGTTACTGTTATTGTTCCAGTAACAAGTGTATGAATGGTACCAGTGGTACTAACTATTTCAACGTCATAAACATATGAACCAGCAGTTAAGGATCTTCCAACTGTTGGAGTTATAGTGCAAGTTACTGTATCCAAAACATCATCAACAACTGCTTGAGCAATTGTTTGATCTCCCGCAGAACCTCGTACATCCGATATGACAAAGTTTGCTTCAGCACCTGAACCAGTAAAAGAGTCCAAAGAAAATGTAGTGCCGTTTGCTGATTTTGGACTAATCACAAACTCAAATGTGTCACCACGATAATAACTAAAATTATATGTACCTGGAAATGCCATTATTCCTCCTGCTTCATTATATCATGAAACCGATATGTATACAGAGCCAAGGATTACTTCGCAAGGATTATCAGTTCTTATTTGGGGTATACCACCAAAATTTTGAACCTTTTGATCATGTATAAATATATTTTGGTCAACAGAGAACTCATAGTCATACTGATACTTTAGGTTTCCAACATAAGAAATTGGGGAGTTATAGTCTTCTGCTAAAAGTGTTTTTAGCCATACCTCTGTATTGTTTGAATATGTCGTTAATATAAGATTATAACGAATTGTTATAATTGATCCAATATTTAAAGTTTTAAAGTTAAACTTTCTTGTGGTTGAATTCCATAGGGAAACATTGCCCTTTGGCAAAAATTTTTCGTTGGTATTTCCTCCAACATTATTTATATAAAGTGTAACCCAACCATCTTGACCTTGATCTATACCTGTTCTTTTTTGAATTGGTGATATATTTTCATAATATCCCCATCCTATTTGTTGTTCCGATGGCGACAGAACACTTTTTCCATCAATTCCATTTTTTCCATCTTTACCTGGTTTTCCTTGTTCTCCCTTTTCACCACGTTCACCTTGTATTCCTTGTGGACCCTGATCACCTTTTGGTCCAACTGGTCCTTGGGGTCCAGGAACTGGTAAAAAAGATAATGTATTTTCTGAATACTGAGAATCTTCTACCTTTGAAGCATAGGTAGATTTTTTAATTGGAGAATCCATGCTTTTAGAAATTGCCATGCTGATCTCCTATTTTTTTGTTTTAAAGATTGTTCCATTAATTTTTATAACTGGAGGAATTTTATTATTTTTATCATTTATTTTAATTATCATAAACTACCTACAGGGGTAACATCTCCAAGAACACAAATGGTTCCTATCACTGGGGTCCATGTAATGGTTAAATTTCCATCTGGAACCTTGGCTTGTAAATCAAAAGATAATTCTGACACAACAGTTTTATACTGAGTACCCCAGTTTGCCGTTGTTTCTGCTGGTGCTGTTACGGTAATAACGCTTCCATCTACTGTTACTGGAAGATCGTCTAAAACATCTGATGTTGGGTCATAGGCAGTTGCAGAATATGTCCAACCTTCTGTATCAAACTCTGTTACTTCATCATTTTCAAGAAGCGAAACGGTAAAAGAAGAAGAGTCACCACGAACAACTGTCCACTGTATATTTGCTGGGGTTGCCCCAAATTTTTCTATTGTTGGTGAGCACATATCATTGATTATACCATAATAAATAGGATTAACCCCTAGGGGCAGTGGGGGTGGGTAGAGAGCAACCTAGGGGTCAATCAGTATGATTATAACATTATATTATCAAAAATAGCCAGAGAATGTTAAAGTTTATAAAGTTTTGTTATATATTAAATTGTTATCAAACTGTTACAATTACAATATTCCTAATTGTCCGTTTTATCCTAATAGGCCAGGGTATTGATGGTGTATACTTAAAATATATAAAGAAAAGAAATAACTAACTAGTAGGATATATTATATATATTATATAT